AAATTTTATTGTTTTCAATTCTTAAATTTTCCATAAATTCCCTTTCTGGTCTGCCATCATCAGAGCCGGGAGACCATCCCGCGGCTGACGCCCTAGCGGGCGTTTCGGCTATGCTCTACAGATTTCATAAACATTTCCTTCGACGTGTTCAAAATCAACTTTTTCAAATGTTCCTATACCGTAAAAATCAGCGGTAAGTTCTCCGAAATGGTTATACTCCCAGTTGATCCCGTTTCTCTTAAATTCCTGGATTGCATTACCGTTTTTGCTTCCGGACATCCAAGTAATAAATAAGCCTGTTCTTTTCATGCTGCTTCCCTCACTTTCGTTTGTTTCCTTGTTGATATTATAATACACGATAATAGACAAAATGGCAATTGACAAAATACACAATAATAGACAAAATAAAATAATTGTTTGTTGTGCAAAATGATACATGAAAATAGACGTTGACATAATACGAAAAATCTATTATCATATATAAAAAGAAAAGAGGTGTAAAGATGGCTAACTATGGAGATAATGGAAAAATAGACTTTTCTAGGCTGTGGCAGATTATGGATAAGAAGGAACTTAATAAGCAGTGGCTAAAAAGCAATGGAATACATTCTAACACTGTGGCAAAATTGACAAAGAATGAAAATGTGACTTGTGAAGTTATATGTAATTTATGTAAACTTTTAAATTGTCAGCCTGGGGACATCATGGAATATAAAAGAGGGTGATCGTTTGAAAAAGAATATTGTTTATCCAGAAAATAGAAATGGTGGTATATATGCCATAATAAATAAAGATAATGGAAGAATTTACATTGGAGAAACAGAGAACTTGAAAAAAAGAGCAAAAGCACATGTTAATTTATTAAAAGCTGGAAAGCATTACTGCAAAGACCTTCAGGAAGATTATGATAATAATTTTAAAATTGAAATTATTGAATTATTAGAAATTCCTGGACAATTTAAAAGCGAAGAAAGACTTTGCGCTGAAGATTATTATATAGCTTGCTTGCAGCAAAAAGGAGTAAACCTGTATAACAGTAAAATGGATAAAAATTGTAAGGAGAATTTTTTTGTTTTATCATGCAGAATAGATAAAAGAATAACTGATATTATAAAAAATATAAATACATGAAAATAGACTATTGACAAATACACGATAATAGACTATTATAATATTGTCGAAAGGCAATAAGGCGAAAGCCAGAAAGGGAAATCATGGACGAAGATATGAGCGTATTTAAAAGTTACTTAAGAAGACTTTTACAGGATCTGAAAGACCTTAAGGAAGTATTGAAGGCTAAGGATTATGAGAAAGCCGAAAAAATGGTTGATCGTCTCATAGACGACACCCAAAAGGGCATCGAGGACAACTAAGCAACAAGCAACAAAGGGCGGCGCAAAAGCCGCCCAGTAACAACAAACAAGATCAAAAAAAGGAGAATGAATCATGAAAAATACATGTGTAAACGAGTATGGGAAAGAAATCAATTATGCAGTAGCTGAGAACTTAATGGACGACGATTTGCGCGAGGAAATCCACCGAGAGCTGGCGCCGTGCTCGGAGCAGGAGTTTTTTGACGAGTACGCGAAGCGGCACGAGGAGAAGTTCGGCGAGGTTTGGGAGTTAGCAAAAGAAAACCCGCAGTATTAGGACATAATGCAATTATTAACAGGCAGGCGTTAGGTCTGCCTGTATTTGCTTGCAAAGGAGATTTTTATGATTAAAAAATGCGTGATATGCGGCAAAGAATTTAAGTGCTCCCCAAGCGACAAAAAGGTTACGTGCTCTCCGGATTGTAGATCAATAAGGGCAAGCCGGACACACAAAGGCAAGCGGAACAAGTGGAGCGAGGCGTCGAAAGAAAAGTTAAGAGGAAAAGGTCTGACTAACAACCTACAAAAAGGCACGCCGGCAGCAAAAAAAAGCCCTAATAGTGGGCGATACGAAACAAATGTAAATGCAAAAAACTGGCACCTTATATCCCCAGACGGCAAACATTATTGTTTTAGATCATTAAATTTTTGGCTAAGGGAAAACTGCGAGGAGCTATTTGATTGTGCCCCGGATAGCGCGCAATTTCGGAGCATAACATCAGGATTAAGCAGGGTTAAACGGTGCGTCATGGGAAAACTTCCGCCGGATCAGCGCCCAGGGTACACATACAAGGGTTGGACGGTTGTCCCGACAGGAGACGACGTCACAGATATAGCGCCAGACAGACAAAATAAAAGTTAATAATCTGGTAATAAATGGAGATATTTTCTATCTCTCTTTTTTGATTTATTTTAACGTTTATGCTTTAAAGTGGTAAATTTTGTATACAGAATGGATACGAAATGGAAACGTAGATAAGATTAGTATATTCTCTCCAATACATTGTATTTTTTATCAAGGAGTAAATAATATATAATATATATCAACAGTACAAAAAATCATAAACCATATACTTTAACGCGCGCGGATATAATCTATATATGCGATATACCCAGTAGTTTAAATTTATACTTGACAAAGGCTATACATAAATGATATTGTTATCGTAAATCAAAAAGCATCCGGGCAACAGAGAGCGCACAGGACCCGGAGAACGGAAACGGAAGTCATGCAGCCGGTACAATTAAGATCTTGATGATCTCGATTGTATCGGTTTATTTTTATGGTCCAGAAAGGAGGTATATATATGCCAGATGCACAGAGAGCGGAAAGAGTAGATATAGACGAGATATACAAAGATGACATTGACAAATATATACACCTCTGGATGGATGACAGAAATATAACGGATATGTGCAAGGTATCACAGAATAGGTGGTATAACTGTTGTCAGTATGTATATGACAATGTTTTTAAAATCAACCCTGTATACCTTAAAGATGATAATCATATTAGCAATCAATATGATATTGACAAGGTCAATAAAGTCTTAGATATATATATAAGGCTTTGCAATGATTATGAGAAAGTAATAAATATAGTTGGGTTTACTTTTTTTACTGGCATACATAGAGATACACTTAACGGATGGGTAAATGGCGAAAGGCTAGGCTCCACGGCTTCCGACGTTTGCAAAAAGATTGACCAAATGCGGGAAGAAAGCCTTGTAGGTTTACAGATCTCCGGGAAAAACAATCCCATGTGCTACATGCCGTCACTCAACAAGTACTGCGGCTTTAATATGCCGGGTGTAAGAGACCAGGGAGCCAGATCCAGAGCTTTGACAGCTTCGGAGCTCCCCAAACTGGGAGGCTTGAATTGTGCGAGATTGCCGGACAACTTTGACAATTCAAGCCCGGATAATGGTGAAATCGTGATAGACAATTCAAACAATTCAAACCCCAGTATTTAAGCGCCTTACGCCGCATGCTTTCGTTTAAACAGTTTAAGAAACTTAGGTTTAACGAATAGTTTTGAGCAGGAACCCATATTGTGTAAACAATAAAAACAATTTCGGGAAGAAAAGTCATTGCGCAAAAGGAACAGCGCAGGAGGGGGAGGGGGTTGAAAAAGCCCAGAAGGAGCTGCCTGCTAAGTCCCTAAAATATCCCCAAAAACAAAAAGGTCTGTCTATCATGAATGGACTATATGAGACCACTTAAAATCACGGCACCAATAGAATCAAATATAACACATGGTATAGTGCGATAATACTTTATCGATAATCACATCAAAGACAATCAAATCAAATTCACATCAGATAAATTTCAAAAATTACACTCGATAATAAAATTCAAAAAGATTCCAAAAGGCAGCAAATAAAATGTTAGAAATGTGTTTTAATTGCGATTATTGTGAAGAGCAGAATGGAGATTACTTTTGCACAAACAATGAGAGCGAATATGTCGGAGATTATGTAGAAAAAGAGTTTTCTTGTCCGGATTGGGATGGATCGGAGGAAGATGAATGAGGGTTGTGTCACAGAAAAAAGATGCTTCATATGATTTTGACCGGACCGAATTTAGAACAAGCTATGAATGCATAAGCGCTACTTTTGATGGAAGAACTTTTGTCATTGGGAAATATGCTACACCAGAACGAGCAGCAGAAGTATTTATGGACATGCATAAAGCATATGCGCCTGTACAGGTAGTTTGCACAAATATGGACGAGAAACAAGTTTCTGCATTAGTTGCAGCATCTCAAAATGCACCGATTAGATGCGTCGAGATGGATGATCCAAGGATGGCAATAACAGTATTTGATAACCTTGTTTACTATATGCCGGAGAAATAGATTGCTTACATTGCTTGTTTGCCAAATGGTAAGGCACTTGGTTTTGATCCCAGCATTTATCGGTTCGAGTCCGGTACGGGCAGTTTTGAAAATGGAGGTAAATTATGTTGATTTTAAAAACAGTCATAACAACATTTGATGCCCTTGCGATTTTGACGTTTTTCTTGCTTGGAAGAGATAGCAGCAACGAAAAGGACGCTGTGGCAGTCTGGGGATCACTTATTGCATTGTTTCTTGTTAATATATTTGCAATGTGGAGATGATGATATGGTTTTGTATGACCCGATATTTGGTATTCGCTTCCTGCCGGAAATTTTAACTACGGTCGGAAGAATACATATAAGCAGAAAAAAACATACGGGAGAAACCGACGTTCTGGATCTTGACAGTGACGCTGAGCACCAGTCTGAGAAGTCGGAGCATCCAGTATAGCTTAAGTCCACTGGCATTCGGTTTTTGCAAGAAAAAACTCGGCGCAAGCAATTATTCGGTGTTAGTGGACGTCGGCAAAATAAAAAGATCAAAAATACTATCATAAACGGCGCGCTATGCGCGCTGTGACGGAACGTAGCGCAGATGGTAGAGCACTCGGCTTATATCCGAGCGGTCGCAGGTTCAATTCCTGCCGTTCCGATTGAGAGATAAGTGTAAAGCTTATCTCGGAATACGAAAAGTTCGTATTTCTCCTTTCGCCACTAGGACGTTTCTGTTAAGGACGGTGCGAGACCGTCCGGTGGCGTTTGCCGCGGAGTGCGGCAAGGCGGAAGACCGCTTGGTGTTGGATGATGGTTGTCCCGTAATTTGCTGACGAGCAATACAGGCGGATTCCTATTGATAGTTCGGGTGCCTATCCCACGGTGCCTGAGCTGTCAAAAATGCAATTAGGCTGTGGCGGAAAAAGGTAGACGCTTAAGCATAAAACAACCACGCTTTGGTTAGGAACAAGTCATTGAATTAACAAGGCAATGAAGGAACCTGTTAAGGGTGTTACCCGTTGTGAAAAGTCGTTGTTATGTGAGGTGCAAATCCTCACCAGCCTATTTCCTGTGATATCGCACAGGATAGTGCAACGCATGGCACGAAAAATATGATTGCTAACCGTCTGATGGCGGTTCTCGTGGATGACAAGAAAGGTATTTGTCGGAGTAAGACGCTTCGTGAAACTGATAGTCGAAAGGTTTCAAGTGCAAGGTTCAAGTCCTTGCTCCACGATGGTGCCGAGCTGATTTGATACTGTATGCGTAGCGCGGTCGCGTACAGAGATATGGAGTGAGGTGTTCGCGCATTTTGGGGAAGCGGCAACGATTGGAGGTGTTGCCGCTGACTGTAAATCAGTTCCCAAGTGGTAAACAATAGAGGTTCGATTCCTCTCTTCCCCATTTCACTCAACTCCCTAAAAACACTGTTTGGCAGGTGCGTGGTAGACAGTTGTAATGGATGGGTTGTTTAAGAAATCGCACCATCAAGATGCAGTGTTCCCATAATGGAATTGGAGCCGGTTGCTATCCGGTCGGGCGTTTATTCGCCTTGTAGGTTCGAGTCCTACACACTGCGCTAACTTACGACAGGGGTGAACCTTGCCGTAAGCGGTAGAAAGTCCGTGTGAAATTGTACAAAGTGGTGGCAAAAGCAATTTCGGATATAGCAGTTCCACCATACTGCTATATTTGCCGTATGTCCGGGTGGTGAGGGAGCGGTCTTGAAAACCGTTGGCTGTAAAAGGCTTGCAGGTTCAAATCCTGTGTACGGCGTTTGATAGAAAAAAATCTGGCGTTGATGTGTGACGGAAAATGAACCGGAAATGATAGAAGTAACAACTTTAGAAGATTGTGAACCTAGGTTTATGAGGAAGTAATTGAAATGTGTAAATTTTGCAAGAATTACGATAATAACAGAATATTCGGCGCTAATATTCCCATTCAGAAGTGTGCAAATGAAACGAATTTGACAAATGCGCAAATTATGATGAATAAAGGGGACAAAGTTCCCGGAATTGTGATTTATTCAAACTACGGTATGGCGAGAGGATACTTTGATATTGCATTTTGCCCGATGTGCGGCAGAAAGTTGGCGAAAAATGATTAAGGATTGTTCAATTTGCAAATATTGTGATGAGGATTTTATTTTTGACGAAGAGACAGGGGAAGAATATCCGTTTTATAAATGCCAAAAAGGGAATGACACATCACTTGACTATGAGTGCAAAGATTTTGAAAGGTTTATGAAAAATGATTGTAAATATCAATAACAGCACATACGAGATGAACAGCAAACAGTACAAAGCAGTTCTTGATACGGCGAGCAACGCTGTTACCTGCGGTATATACGCTGTGGAAAAGAACAAGGTAGCAATCATGATTCGAGAGGAATATAAAAGCAAGGAAGAGCTGAAACAGGCAGTTGGTAATTATACGGCGAAAGGGTTCAAGGTGTATTGGAAATGAAAAAAACACGTTCAAAAATTATAATCAAAACTAGAAAAGGCGGTTACACAAAGATTTATGCCAACGGGAAATGGCAGAAAAAGGTATACAACATAGAATTCCATGCGGACAGCGTTGGATATGTTGGAAATGGCATAAATATTTCGTGCGTGTTTGATAGATACAAGACGGACAAGAATGGAGTTCAAATTTATAACGTCGAAAATAATGAATTTGAGGTAGAACACTGCTCAGCAAATATTTAAGCTGTATATCAGAAGAAAGGAATCATTATGAAAAAGAAAATAATATGCTTTATTTTATGTATATTGTTTTTATTATCTTTGATTGGCTGTAAAAAGTGTGTTGATACACAATATTCAAGTGTTACTGTTAAGGTAGTGGATGAATACCACAGAGCAGCATATATAACACCGATTTTTAATGGTAAAACAACAACAATAATTACACATCCGGCAGTTTACAAGATTACTGTTGAATATAATGGTAAAGAATATGCTATATCCGGGAGTGACACATATAATAAATATTCAAATAAAATTGGAGAATCCGTCACGGCAATTTTAGAAACAAAAATATATGATGATAAAACAGAAAAATACAACATAACAAAATTGGAATAAAAAATTACCGGCTAACAAACAGAGTTAGTCGCTAACCAACAAAAATTATTGGCAGAGGTCTTAAGGCACTTCTGCTTTTTTGCGGAGGTGCTTTTCTTTTGGCAAGTTCAAGCCTAATTTCCACAGTAAATGGATATGAAAATTACATACAGGTGCATGGCGTTGATGAACAGGTAATGGATGCCATGGCAGAAGCGGCAAGGGTAGCTATTCTGACAGAAAAGGATGTTGAGTACGGATTAAACGTTTCTGAAAGAGCAAAAGAACTGACGGAACAGTTTATCTTTCAATCCACCGGCGGCACACCATGGGATTTAGAAAAATATTCATTCCAAAACAAGGTATCTTATGAAATTCTGGACAAATATTACGGAATTTTGCTTTTGGAAGCGCAAAACAAAGTTGTGGATAGTGCTTTCCAGTATTTGGAAAAGAAAAGAGATCCTAAAGAACGGTTTTATATGCCAAGAAGAAAGCAATTTCTCAAAATAGGGCTTACACAGGCTTTACAAGGCATGATTGATGATAGATATGACATCCTGTGCGTATCCCTTGTTCCGGGAGCAGGAAAAACAACGGTAGAAAAAATGTTTCACGCACTTGTTGCCGGATGGTTTCCGAGAGATTTCAGCCTTTTTTATTCGCACAGCGGAGATATTACCAGAATGTATTACGACGGCGTGTACGATATCGTTACAAACGCGGAAGAGTATACATGGAATGAAATTTTCCCGGATCTTTCCGTGACGAGCACAAATGCGAAGATGGAGCAGTTTAATGTCGGGAAGTACAAGTCGTTTCCATCCGTACAATGTACGTCTGTTGGTAGTAAGAATGCAGGTAAAGTAAGGGCTTCTAAGTTCTTACTGGTTGACGATATGATAGGCGGTATCGAAGAAGCAATGAATCCCATTATCCTTGATAAATTGTGGGATAAATATGCCGTAGATGCCCGCCAGAGAAAGATACAGGACACGGACGGCAAGAACTGCAAGGAAATACATATTGCCACAAGATGGAGCGTACACGACGTCATAGGGCGCATCCAAAATATGTACGAGGGAAATCCGAGAGTAAAGGTTATTGCGGTACCGGATGTAGACCCAGTTACAGGAGAAAGCAACTTTGACTATGAATTTTCTGGGTTTACGAAAGAATTTTTTGAAGACCAGCAATTATTGATGGACGACATATCATATCGCTGTCTCTACAAACAGGAGCCGATTGAGCGAGAGGGATTGCTGTTTCCGGAAGATAAAATACGCCGGTATCTTAATTTGCCACATGGAGAGCCAGAGATTGTAACCGGTCAGTGCGATACCAAGGGAAAAGGAACGGATTACTTTGTTTTGCCGGTATTGCAAAAATACGGAGAGGATTACTACTGTGTAGATTGTGTTTGCGATAACACCGCAGATTATGAGATGCAGTATGAAAATGCAGCAAACGTTCTGGCAAACAATAAAGTTCAGGAATGTGAATTTGAGAGAAACGCCGGCGGAGACCGTGTCGCAATGGAAGTAAACAAGCGTGTCGAAAAAAAAGGATGGATATGTAACATTACTGATACACCGACGGAGACAAACAAGGAAGCAAGGATTTTCCAGTGCTCTAACTGGATATTGCAGCACGTTATATTTAAAGACCCATCACTATATAAGCCAAATGAGCCATATGGAGTAATGATGTCTCTTCTCAAGAGATATTCAGTGTCCGGTAAAAAGCAATTGGATGATGTGCCGGATGTATTTTCAAACTTTGCGCTTAGAGTGACAAATGGAAATAACGTAGCCAAAGTAGAAGCGGCAGTAAATCCGTTTAGGAGGTATTGATATGACAACAAAGGACTATCTAAACCAAATAAGCAGGCTTAACCGGATGATAAATAATAAGCTAATAGAGCTTGCACAACTTAAAGAGCTGGCATGCAGCATATCGTCAATTACAAACGAAGAAAGAGTAATGACAACCCCAAATTTTGACAAAATAGGCGCGAAGCAGGCAAAGATTGATGAAATGGAAAGGAAGATCGATGCACTGGTTGATGATTATATCATTAAAAGAGATCAGATTGTCAGTCAGATAGACAGCATGGAAGATGAGAATGTCTATAATGTTTTGTTTTCAAAGTACATAGAAAAAAAGACATTTGAGGTTATTGCAACCGAAATGAATTACTCTTGGAGACAGACAATAAGGCTTCATGGAATTGCATTAAAAAAATTTGAGCAAAAATATGGAGCAACTTATTTGTAAAATGTCATAGAATGTCATATTGAAAAAATGATATAGTTATAATCGAAGAAAGCAACAAAAGTTGAATACTTCACCTCCCCCAATTTAGAGAAGCATCGTAGAGAAATCTCCGGTGCTTTTTCTTTTGCAAAGAAAAGAGGACTTTATGGTATATAAACCAAAAACAATATATTGCCCGCGTTGCGGAAGAAAAGTTGCCACACACGATGGGCGTTCAACAATGAACATTTCTGTGGAATGTAGGAAATGCCACAAGAAAGTTGTTTTTTATCCGGAGAATGGAAAGACGAAATTAAAATCTCTTACAATCCGGTCAACATCCAGTGGGATGACGTTTATTTAGGAGCCAATTATGAATAATAAATCTCTCCAAGACCTTGTTAAGGGATGTTATGGGCGAAAAATTTTATATACTGATGTTGAAACTATCACAAAAGACAATATTGTCAAGGTGGTTGGAGACTGCATCGGAAATTATTATTACAACAAAACCATCATAGAATACCTATGGCGGTATTACAAAGGAGATCAGCCGATTTTATACCGATTAAAGGTACAAAATGCTGATATTACAAACAAAATAGTAGAAAATCATGCGTATGAGATTGTTCAGTTCAAAGTAGGACAGACATATGGCGAGCCAATACAGTTTATCAGTCGAAAAGATGATGATGAAATTAATCGGGCAGTGGATGCTCTGAATGACTATCTTGTAGATGCGAATAAACAGGAAAAAGACATTAAAGCAGGAGAGTGGCAGTCAGCAACCGGAACATCTTTTAAGGCGGTAAGATTTGCAAATGGAGAAATACCATTTCAAATTGTTGCGCCTACTCCAATGAATACGTGTGTTATTTATAATCGGAGCACGGAAGAACCGGTGGTTGCGGTGCAGGAGCTTAAAGACGAAGATGGAAGATGGTACAAACTGTGCTATACGGACAACTATTCATGTAAACTTCAAAACGGAGTAGTTTCTGAATGGAAATTGCATGCATTTGGAAGTATACCTATTGTTGAGTTTCCAAATAATCATGAGAGAATTTCTGATATTGAGCTTGTCATAGGTATTTTGGATGCCATAAACAATATGCAGTCAAACAGAATGGATGGAATTGAGCAGTTTGTTCAGTACTGGGTTAAGTTTGTGAACTGTGAAATCGACCAAAAAACGTTTGAAGAGATGAAAATGAGCCATGCTTTGACGGTAAAGTCCAATAACAAGGATAACAAAGCCGATGTTGAGATTATGACGCAGGAACTAAATCAGAGCCAGTGTCAGGTGGCAAAAGATGATTTGTGGGACAATGCCTTGGCAATATTAGCAATACCAAACAGAGAGTCCCAAAACTCTGGAGGAGATACACAAGGAGCAGTATCATTAAGGGCTGGATGGGATTTTTCAAAGACAAGAGCAAAATTAAAAGACCCAATTGTGAAATCGGCAGAGAAGAGACTTGCAAAAGTTGTCTTAAATGTAATACGCGTTAAGGACAATGATTTGAAATTGTCAATGAGGGATTTTGATGTGCAAATCAATCATAGCCCGCAAGACAATATGTATACAAAGTCGCAAACACTATATCAGCTTTTAGAGTGCGGCATACATCCTCTTATTGCCATTAAAACGGTGGGGCTTTGGGGAGATGCTGAAAAGACATTCCTCTTGTCTAAGCCATATATAGATGCGTTGTGGAAAACAATTGATAATGCAGAAGAGCAGGAACAAAAAGCACAGGAAATTGTAAACCAATTAAATAAACAGCAAAATAAGACAGCTACCGAGTAATCGGTGGCTGTTTTTATTTTATAAAAATTCGCAAAGTTGTGAGCGTAAAAATCAACAGTGTCATTCGGTGTCGTTGCACCGCAAAAATTCGTAAAGACATATCGGAGGTAATCAATGAAAAGAGAAGAGTTAATTGCAATGGGTATCAGTGAGGAAAATGTTGAGAAAATCATTGCTGATTACGGCAGTGCCGTACAGAGAGAACAGGCAAAAGCAGCAGAGCTTAAGGCAAAGGCAGACAGCGCAGATGAGTTGCAGAAAAAGCTGGATGAAATGGAAGCAGGAAACCTCACGGAACTTGAAAAAGCAAACAAGGCGTTAGAGACAGCAAATCAGCAGATTGCAGATATGCAGAAGAAAAACGCCATTAGAGACCAGCGCGAAGCATTGATGGAAAAGTTAAAAATCAATGCAGAGCAGGCAAAATCCGTTGTCAAGGATAATGGAAGCCTTGATTATGACGCTCTTGGAAAGATTACAGCCGAAAAGGAAACCGCGGCAGCGCAGGCAAAGGAACAGGAGATTGCAAATAATTCTGAAAATCCGGGCGGCGGTACTGCAGGTGGAGAGAATAAAAAAACGGCAGATGTTGAAAATGCCGAAAGTATCAGCTTTGGCGAACCGGCAAAAAATGCAGAAGCCAAAGACTATTATGTTTTATAGGAGGTAAATTATGGGAAAACCAATTGAAAGAGACTTTACACAGAGTAAAGGAATTTTAAAATTCTTTCCTTATGAGGGTGCGGCGTGCATCGTTCCGCAGACAATGGTAACAAGTGCCGATGCAAACGGAAAGAAGATTGCAAAGGCAGGGACACCGTTCCCAAGCAATGACGAATCTTGCAAAGGGTATCTTCTGGAAGATGTTGACGTAACAATGGGAGATGCGCCTGGAACTTATGTATATCAGGGTTCTATTGACAGCGCAAAGGTAACGGCAAATGGAGTGACCGTGGAAGCAACTGCAAAAGCAGCAACACCGCGTGTCACTTTTTTTGATTAAGAAATGGAGGTATTAGAGAATGGCATTACCATTAGCAGAAGCATTTACCGCAAGAAGTCTTGGGGTTATGTGGAATAATTATGAAAAAACGCTTGGTTCTGCACCTTACTTAGGTAGACAGAAATTTGGAACCAGAAAACAGGACAGCCTTGAGCTTAGATTTATCAAAGGGAAAAACGGTCTTCCGGTATCCTTAAAGGCATCCAATTTTGATGCGCAGGCAGAGTTAAGAGATGTTGGTGTATTTTCGGACATTCAGAACGAAATGCCTTTCTACCGTGAATCTTACATGGTAACAGAGCGTGAAGAACAGAAGTATGCAAATTACCAGTCGGCAGAAAATTCCAATATGGCAAACCAGGTGCTTAGAGAAATCAGCAAAAAACCGATGATGCTTATTGATGGAGCAAGAGTAGTGCCGGAACGCCAGATTTGGCAGTTATTAGCACCATCTGATGGTATTCCAAGAGTACAGGTAACAATTGGCGGAAAGAGCTACTATGTGGATTATACTTCGGACAATGGAGTGGCGCACAAGAGAGACCATTACAAGGATATCTCCGGAAGCGATACCGATAAATGGTCTGCATCCGAAACAGCAACGCCACTTGATGACCTTATCGAGATTAAACGTGAGTTTGCAAAGAAAACCGGATATTCCCTTGCACGCTTTAGCATGAATACAGAAACATGGGAAATGGTCCTTAAGGCGGAGGACACAAAGAAACAGGTGCTTGGAATTACTGCTTACAATGGCGGTATTCGCTTACAGCAGGGGCAGGTTACAGAGTATCTTAGAGGATACGGCATCGAGATTGAAGTTTACGACAAACTTTACATCGACCCTGCAGACGGTGCTACCAAATATTTTATTCCTACAGGAGTTATTTCAGCGCAGGCATCCGGCGTGTACCTTGGAGATTATGTCTTCGGAAAGACACCGGAAGAGAGAAGCGGCAGCTTAACAGATGGAAATCTGTCAATTGTGGAGACTGGAATTTCTGTGTATACATACGCAACAAATCATCCAATCAACACTCATTGTGTTGTGTCAATGATTGGATTGCCTACTTTTGAGGGCATGGACAGCGTTGTTGTCATGAAAGTTGCGTAGGAGGTGCTGTATGGTTGCTGAATACACGGTAAAGCGAAATGGAAGATGGTACAAATCAGGAGATGAAGTCCCGGACATTGTTCCGGGAGAGAAATCTTCCGGCGGGTACACCAAGACAGAGATTAACAGAATGAGCACTGCTGATTTACAGGCACTTGCCGCTGAACATGGAATCAAAGGTGCAGAAGAAATCAGCGGAGCGGAACTGAAACGAATTTTGATTGAGCAGTTCGGATTATAGGTGGGGAAGAATGGACGAATATACAACATTAGAGCAGGTCAAAATCAGACTGAAACAATTTCATATTGAAACCGTTACGGATGAAGATGGTGTAACTTCTGATGTTGTCGTGTTCGACCAGAAAGAAGATAATCTTTACATTGAACAGCTTATCAAGCAGGCAAGAAATGAAGTGGTAAGCAAGCGGAATTACCCGGAAAGCTACACGGATGAAAAAATATCCGAGGATTTGAAACAGTTTGAGGATGTAATCGTCAATTTAGCCGTGTACGACCATTCACAGGCAGGAGAAGCCTATATGGCAAGTTATTCAGAAAACGGCGTAAGCCGTAGCTGGAAAAACAGGGAAAGCTTGTTTGTCGGGGTATTTCCGTTTGTAAAATCATTATAACTCCTCGAAATCGAGGAGTTTAGAAGATTGTGCGTTACGTTTTGCCGGCGTCGACAAAACGTAGCAGGCGGCACACATTGAGCGGTGGTGGGCGGTGTGCCATAAAAAATGAAAGGCGGTATATGATTTGACGATTGAAATATCAACAGCAATCATTATAAGCGTGCTGTCGCTTGGTTTTTCCGTCTTTATGGGCTTGAAGAGCAACAAAAGGACAGACAACACGGATCTTGAAGAACGCGTGAGGGAGAACACACGCATTAACATGAAGTTGGATGCCATTTCAAACAACACAACCGAGATCAAGAATGAAGTTTCGGAGATGAGAAAAGAAATAAATTCTCACGACAACAGAATTATAAAGGTTGAAGAAAGTGTGAAATCGGCGCATCACAGAATTGACGGGATAGAAAACCGTCTTAATGATGAAAAGGAGGTTTAATCATGGATATTATACAGTCTGTAATTGCAAATATGACAATTATTCTGGCAATCATTGGTGCGCTGGCATTTGTTGTGTCTGTGGTAACACAGGTAATCAAAGGCGTAGGCGTATTTTCTAAGGTTCCGACGGACATTTTGGTATTTGCCCTTTCCATCGGTATCACGGTCGCTGCATTTGTGGCATACATGCAGTACATCCAGACATCAATTTTATGGTATATGATCTTGGCGGCTATTATTGCAGGATTTATTGTTGCGTTTGTCGCGATGTATGGATGGGAAAAGCTTTCTGAGCTGTGGAAACGGTTCGGCAAGGATGTGAAGTGAAATGCTTGAGATCAATAAGCAAAAAATGAGTTATTCGCTACAGAGCGGAAAGGTTCCGGTGTATGTGACGGACGAGGATGGAAACATCGAATATTCTTCATATACTGATTCAGATGGAAATGTAATTTATTACCTCGATGAAGATGGAAACAAAATACCGAAAACAACCGGAGAGTATACCACAGGTTATGAGAAGCCTGTGGTTTTTTATTCTTCAATCAGCAATAAGTTGAGTGAAGCACTTATAAAAGAGTTTGGCGTTGACAATTCCACAAACTTTGTTCAGATTGTCGAGGACAAAGGGAAACTTCCATTGAGCGTCGGCTCTTTGGTATGGAAACGGTCAGATGTAAGGTACAAAGATGAAGAGAATACAATCGTTGACGAAAATTCGGCTGATTACATCGTAAAAGGTGTTGCAGACGAGGGATTGACGGTTGATTTGTTCTTATTGCAAAAAAATGTGAAGTAGGTGCTGAATGGGAAAGAAAGTAATCACAATGAGCCTGTCTGAAAAGTCTGTTCAGAACGCCATACGAGAGCTTAGAGCCTATCAAAACAGCTTGACATATAAGTGCCAGCTATTGGCAGAAAAACTCGCGGAAAAGGGCGTAGAGATTGCCAGAGTGCAAATTGCTGACCTTGACGCAATATTTACATCAGAACTGATTTCAAGTGTTCACGCGGAATATGAAGGAAGCACTAAGGGCGGCGGGATATGGGCGGTAATAGCCGGTACAGACCATGCCGCATTTGTTGAGTTTGGAACCGGAATTGTGGGACAGCAAAGTCCTTATCCTGGGAAATTGCCAGAGGGTGTTTCGTGGCAGTACGCAAGTGGAAAAACTATACATCAGATTTCAGATGGAAGATATGGATGGTTTTATCAGGACGACAATGGCAATTGGTGGTTTACAGAGGGAATGCCAAGCAGACCATTCATGTATCTGACCGCAAATGAGTTGCGTCAGATTGTTACACAGACAGCAAAGGAGGTGTTTGGATAATGGCAGGAAACCAGTGGGTATTTGACCTTGAAACAAACATTTTTTCCAATATTGTAACGATAGCCAAACCAAAACTCCAGAAGAAATACAAAAACATGAATTTTGACACTGCATTTACAACGGTTGAAAAGAACCTTGATAAAGGCCCTGTTTTCCCGACTATTTACATCCATGAGATGCCTGGGGTAGAAAAAGGACAGGTGTTAGATGGATCATCCATCAATGCAGTACAAGAAACGCTACAGATTGATGTGATCACAAACACAAGACAAAGTGATGCAAAAGGAATCCTTGCAATTGTTTCGGAGGCTTTCAAAAAAATGCAGTTTCAGATCATATCTATGCCGGAGTTTAAAAATGACAATGAAAAAAGATTCAGGAGCACAGCGAGGTTTCGCCGTGTGATTGGTTCAAATGAAAGGTTAATTTAAAAAAACACCGGACGTCAAATGGAAAGACGTTCGCTGACCGCACAAAGCTATGCGGTAGAAAGTGAGGTAAAAATGGCTTCAACAAGTTACTTAGCCCGTGTGATTTATAAAGAACACACAGACGGCGAGGAAGCAACGGATTTTACGGGAACATACAGGTTGATGCTTGCAGCGAAATCAATCCCTTCTCCGACTTCTGCTCCAAATACCGTTGAGAGCACGACTCTTGAAGATGATACGCAGACATTTGAGACAGGTATTAAAACCACAGATTCTAAGGAATTTACAGGAAACCTTATCAAAGAAGATTTTGACAGGCTTTTAAAGGTCGAGGGAAAGAAATGCGACATTATGCAGCTTTACGGTACCGATGGACTCGGCGGTGTAGCAAAGTCGTGTTATGTCGGGCAGATCACACCTACGGTCAATGACGTTGGTGGAACTGACGAAATTCTTGAAATGACAGCAACCGTTGTTCAGAACACGGCTCCAAAGTGGGTAACGGATGATTTTACAGTTGCATATAACGGGGACAAGACTTTTACTGTAACAAAAAAATCGTAGGTCAGTCACTTGAAAAATCCAAGGCTGTTGTGGCTGACGAAAATGTAGAAACAGCCGAATAATTATTAACATAGAATAGGGCGGTCTTCGGACTGCCCTTTCCCTATAAAGAGGGAGAAAGGGAAAGAATATGACAAAATTAAAGCTTGGAGAGAAAGAATTACAGATTAAATTCGGATATGAAGCAACAGTAAAAAGCGGAATTATTAAGAAGATCGCGGGTCTCGAGAAGAAGACAGATGATCTTGATGTTATTGACAGCATGCTTTTTCTTCTTCCGGAGTTAATTCTGGTAGGGGCTCAAAAGTTTTACAGCGACGAACTTGGCTATAATCCGGCAAATGAGGATGAGAAAGAAGAGAAAATGGGCGTTGTATACGCCATGTTAGATGATTACTTTGATTCTGATGATTCGGATGTTCAGGAGCTTTACAACAGCCTTTTAAGCGAATTGCTGGAAAACGGTTTTTTATCGAAGCTGCTCAATGCGGAGCGGAAGAAAACAGCGAAAACAAAGTAGCAGATAAGAAATCAGAAGATCTTACATGGGAACGATATTGCGCGGAAATCCGTCCGTTTTGGCTTTTAGTTACGAAAGGGTACGGATTTACTGTGCATGATATAGACGCGTCCTGTCCGGCTGATTTAAAGCCATATGCGGACGCTTACAACTTGGAGAAAAAGCAAAAAGACAATGATATGTGGACGTGGTTTGGAACGTATGGATTGTCAGCGGTATCGGTGGCAGTAGAACATTGCCTTGCCGGAAGAAAAGCAAGGTCAAAATATATAGAAAAACCTATTATCGGGCAGCAGAGTATCAACGGAAAAGAAATCACAGAAAAAGATATAAGAAAAGCAATCATAACAGAACAAATGTATATGGTGGCAGCAGAAAGAAAAGGGTTGCCAGAAACGATTATCAAATAAAACGTGGAATCAAATTATGAGTTGAGCCACCCAAAGAAAGAAGAGGTGCCACATGAAAATTAAAGGTATTGATGTTTCCGGGTACAATGGAAATATTAACTGGTCAAAAGTAGCAGAGAACGGCGTTGAATTTGCCATTTTGAAAGTAATCCGAAAAGATTTGCAGCCGGACAAGTATTTTGAAGCAAACTGGACAGGAGCAACAGAAGCTGGCGTTCCGGTGCAGGGCGTATATAATTACAGCTACGCAACCAACGCAGAAAAAGCGCAGACCGATGCGCAAAGAGTGATCGAAGTTCTTGGCGGAAGAAATGTGATGGTATGGCTGGATGTAGAGGATAAGTGCCAGCAGAATATTGGCGATAAGATTGTCTCTATTATCAATGAATATCAGAAGATCATTGAAGCCGCAGGGTGCAAATTTGGTGTATACACGGGTCTGTCTTTTTACAACAGCTATATCAAGCCATATCTTGAGCATATTGATTGCCCGTTTTGGGTCGCAAGATACCCGTCCAGTACGCCTATGATGATTACGGCAGACGCACCGGAAGACAAGAAGCCTGATATTCTTCATGAACTTTACGGATGGCAATACAGTTCAAAGGGATTTGTAGCCGGTGTTTCCGGATGCGTCGATCTGAATGAACTGTATGTAGCGGTAGACACGGTAAATGTCATGCCGGATCCAGAAAATACACTTCATAAGGTTGGAGAGGAAATCACGGTTTCTTCTTACTACAAATCTTCCACGGCTGGTATTGGAGATGCGATCATCAAGTATGCTTCCGGAACGATTACACGAATCAAAGCGGGTACGCACAATCCATATTGCTTTTCAAAAAATGGAGTTGCAGTAGGTTGGTGCAACGATGGAGATATTCGATCAACGGATGCTTCTGTGCAGTCTACAGATAAAAAGACAACGTATACAGTACGACGCGGCGATACACTTTCAAAGATCGCAAAAGAAAACAATGTAACGGTTGCAAAATTGCAGAAAGATAACGGGATCAAGAACCCAAACAAAATTTATGTAGGGCAGAAAATTTTGATTCAGTAAAAAATCAAGGACGGTAAGGTGTCACAGCCTACCGTCTTTTTATTATGCGTAGAAAGTTGGTGCGGTCATGGCAGATATTGATGAATTACAGATAAAAATTAAGGCTGATTCTGCAAAAGCGAGTGATTCAATTGATAAACTTGCATCAAGTTTGGATAGTCTTGGGAAAAGTCTATCATTTGATATCAGTAAACTTTCAAACATAGCATCTGGAATTAGAAGCATGTCTGACGCGGCAACAGGGTTTAAGGGTGCAAAATCAAAAGAGATTACATCACTTGCCACCGCATTAAGCAAATTCTCAAATGTAGACACATCATCTTTCTATGGTATATCTGCGGCAATGAAAAATCTTGCTGCAGGAATGAAAGATACGAAAACGATTGATGCAAGTGGAATTATGAATACGGCGGCGGCTCTGTCTAAAATGGGCAGAACTTTGGCTACTGTAGGAACAAGCAATCTAGTTAAAATTAAGGATGACCTTGCTTATTTTGTCAAAGGAATGAACAGCGTAGGGTCACTTAACTTTGATACAACAGGATTGTCAAATCTGATTAAAAGCATTAGCAAACTTGGATTGGCGAATTCTACACAGGCAACAGCCAATTTGCCGCAGATATCAGCGCAGTTGCAGAACTTTGTGCGCCAGATGAATAAAATCGGCGAGCTTAAATTTGACATGACAAACATGAGTAGCCTTGTGACGTCCATATCAAGGCTAGGAAGCGTTGCAAGCGGAAGAGCGGTAAATAACATACCTTTGCTTGCAGATAACCTTAAATACCTGTTTGAGACTCTTTCAAAAGCGCCTAACGTAAGCGCAAACATCATCCGGATGACAGAAGCGCTTGCAAATTTGGCAAAAACAGGCGCATCATCAGGTAGAGCAGCAACATCACTCGGAAAAAGTTTGAACATTTTTAGTGGATCTGCGAACAAGGCGAAGAGTAGCAGCTTTAGCCTTGCTGCAGCGTTGGGAAAGCTGTACGCATCATACTGGCTGTTGTTTCGTGCTTTTTCAAAGATCAAGGATGCTATCGACATATCATCTTCTTTGACAGAGGTTGAGAACGTTGTACGTACCACGTTCGGCAATTATGAGAAGCTGATACAGGACTTTTCAAAAACATCCATACAGGATTTTGGCATGTCAGAGTTGACCGCTAAACAGGTGGCAAGCCGATTCCAAGCTATGGGTACAGCCATGGGATTTTCACAAGGAAAGATGGCTGACATGTCGCTACAGCTTACAAAGCTGACTGCGGATATGGCTTCTTTCTACGATATGGAACAGTCTGATGTTGCAAGGAACCTGCAGGCAGTATTTACCGGGGAGACAGAGCCTTTAAGAAAATACGGTCTTGACCTCACACAGGCTACTCTTAAAGAGTGGGCTATGAAACAAGGACTAGATGCCGACATTTCGTCTATGACGCAGGCAGAAAAGACCATGCTCCGGTATCAGTATGTTATGGCTAATACAGCCGCGGCGCAAGGAGACTTTGCGAGAACATCAGACACATGGGCAAACCAGGTAAGAATCCTTAAGCAGTCATTTGAACAGCTTGCGGCTATTATCGGTGGCGCACTGATTAACGCTTTTAAACCGTTTGTGCGAACTCTTAATGCAGTCATGCAGAAAGTTATTGCTTTTGCAACGACAGTAACCAATGCGTTAGGATCAATCTTCGGATGGAAATTTGAGATTTCTGCCGGTGGTTTGGCAGATGATTGGTCTGATGCAGCAGGGAGCGCGGCTGATATAGCAGACAGCACGGGACAGGCAGCGAAGAACGTTGAAAAGATGAATAAGGGCTTAAGAGCCTTTGACGAACTGAATCTGATTACCACTCCGGATAATTCAAGCGGATCTGGTTCTGGTGGTTCCGGCGGTGGTGGTGCATCCGGCGGTGGTGCGTCCGGTGGGCTGGTACAGGTAGATACTATTTTCAAGGACTATGAAAGTCAGATCAGAAGTTTGCGGGAACTTGGGGCATATATCAGCGATGCGCTATCAGATGCCATGGAATCTATTGACTGGGATAGAATTTATTCCAAGGCAAGAAACTTCGGCAAAGGCTTGGCAGATTTCCTTAATGGTCTTATCAATCCGAGACTGTTTGGAAATGTTGGTAAGACGATTGCAGGGGCACTGAACACGGCAATTTATGCCACACTTTCCTTTGGTCAGACATTTGACTGGTCAAACTTTGGAAAATCACTGGCAGAGGGAATAAATAAATTCTTCAAAACATTTGATTTTAAAGCACTTGCAGAAGATATAAATACTTGGGTACAGGGAGTTTACAAGACAATTAAAACCATGATAGAAAATATCAAGTGGTCTGATGTTTGGAATGGTGCAAAGGATTTCCTGTCAAATCTTAATGTAGAAACAGTAGCAATTGTAATTGGAGCATTAACCATTAAAAAAATTGCAAAGACAATAATCGAAGCAAATCTTCTAAATACTATAGGAAAATTTATTGCTGGGAAAGTAAAAGATGCAATAGTAGTGGCTTTAGGCGCAGAAAAAGGAACTGGGATAGGAACTGCACTTGTTGGAGTTTTTAAAAGAGGAATAGGAAAATTTGGAGAAAGCGTTGGCAAAATATTAATTCCAAATCTTATGAGCGGTCTTAGCCTGAACGAATCTATGACAGCCGCTTTTGGTACAATTGGAACAACTCTTGCAGGTATAGTATCAACTGTTGGAGGAGCAATTTTAGCAGTAACTAACTTTGTAAAAATGATGAAAGAAGGATTTAGTTGGTTAAATGAAATATTAATGCTTGTAGGAACTGCCTTGGCAGCAGTAGGAGCTGTTATTCTTGGAGTTGCCGCAGCACCGGCGGCTTTAGTTGCAGCCATAGTTGCCGCTGTTGGAACGGTTGTTGTTTTAGTGCATGATAACTGGGAAACAATAAAAAGCTGGTTTTCTGGTGTTTCAGATTGGGTTAATAAAAAAATATTTACTCCAATATCAAATACAATGTCAGGGCTTTGGAAAACGGTAAGTACTGTATGGCAAAATGCTTCTACATGGTTTAGTACAACAGTTATAGAACCAATAGTAAATTTTTTCCAAGGTTTCAAGACAAGAGTAAAACAAATTTTTGAAGGTCTCTGGATAATTGTTCAAGCGATTTGGATAACTGTTTCTGGATGGTTCAATGACAATGTAATAACGCCTGTTGTAAACTTTTTCCAAGGACTTTGGGAAAAAGTATCTGGATTTTTTAAACAACTATGGGAAAATGTTAAGTCTGTATGGAGTTCTGTTTCTGATTGGTTTAATCAAAATGTAATAACACCTGTTAGACAAAGATTTGAAAGTGTATGTGAAAAAGTAGGAGGATTTTTTACAAATTTATGGAACAATATAAAATCAGTTTGGAATGTTGTTTCAAATTGGTTTAATACAAATGTTGTTCAACCATTGCTTGGAGTTTTTGAAGGTTTGTGGTCTGGTGTAAAATCTGGAATGGTAAACGCTATGAATGCGGTAATTGGCGGAATAGAAAGTGCTATAAACTTTATTGTTGGTGGGATAAATAAGATAATAGGAGGATTCAACAAAGTTGTATCGTGGGCAGCAAAAGTGGCAGATGCTGACTGGGGCGGTGTAGACTTAGTACCTACAGTACAGCTAAATAGAATACAAAGGTTTTCAACAGGAGGTTTCCCGGAAGATGGCTTATTTTTTGCAAACCACGGAGAAATGGTCGGGCAGTTTAGCAACGGGAATACAGCAGTTGCGAATAACAGCCAAATTGTAGAAGGAATTAAAGCAGGAGTAAAAAGCGCAGTATCAGAAGCATTGACACCATATCTGTCACAAATCGCACAGAATACAAGTGAAAACAGCGGAATTAAAGTTGAATTAGACGGCAAGGTAATATATGACAGTACAGTTAAGCAATGGAAGAGTGAAGCAAGAAGAACACAGAGAAATCCAGTTCCAATATTTTAATGACAAATACCGCCACTTGTGCTAGAATTATTTTATTACAAGTGGTGGGAGGGTAACACATGGCGTTGATTAAATGTCCTGAATGTGGAAAAGAAATTTCAGACAAAGCAGAAATGTGTATCAATTGCGGATTTCCGTTGAAACAACACGAAAACAATGAAATGTCTGCGGGAAAAAGTGAATTTTATAAATCATACGAACAAGAAAACGAAAATGATACAGGGTGGGAACGCCCAAAAGAGCCAGAGATTACAGGTGTTGGAAAATTATTCTTAAGAAATTCTGTTGAAAGATCTCAAAACACGGGATTTAATGGTATATATAAATATACTTTATTCGGAGAAAAAAAGAGGTTTACTGTCCAAGATGTGGGAGCGAAAATTGTTCTCATTATACGGAGCAGAAATTTGTACCAGGCAAAACAAAGACAAGATACACTGCAAATCTAAATCCATTTAAACCGTTTACTTTAGTAAATAAAAAGGAAAAGATTTTGAGAAAAGATCAAACATATGAAATAAATAAAATTATATGTAATGATTGTGGCTACACTTTCATATAAATTTGGATTTAATATGTGGAGAATTACGATGGAGAATAGGGAGTCTGAATCAGAACTAAATGAGTGCAAAAAGAAGTTGAATAAAGCACATCAAACGATAGAAGAATTGAAAATTAAGATGACGCAAGATAAAAAGAATTACAAATGGGAAATAAGAGAGTTAAATAAAGAAAAAGATGCATTAAAGGCGCACAATACTGATCTTTTTAATCGGGAGTCAAACGCGCTTATTCGTGCGGACGATTTGGAAAAAGAGAATATTGCATTGAAAAAAGAGAAAAAGAAATTGGAAATAAAAATAGAAAAACTGGAAAAAGAGAACGAAAACTTATTGAAGAAAAAGGATGAATGTACTAGGGATGCAGATTGGGAAAGACTGGGGAAAGCGGGTATATAAGAGGGAGCGCAGAGATGCGCTTGACAAATAAAAACAGAAGATATATAATTCCAAATAATTAAAAATCACGCAGGTAGATTCAAGAAGTTTAGAACGTCCTGCAAGCCTATGAGGAATAGGTGCGGATTCGTGACCGCCAGAGATTGAAGAGATTCAGTCTTTGGTGGTCTTTTTGTTTGAAAATTCATCCAAATGGATTGAATATATAGTGCGTAACTCCTGTTAGGGTATGTTCCTAACACGCACGAAATAACTATATCCGGTTCTGCGAAATGTGGAATCGGAGAAAAATTTTAGGAGGTGGACGGTATGGAATATACTGCTCTTTCGACTAAAGATAAAATCCGATTCGGAAATGATGTACAGACGATAACAACACTTGAAATTGCTGAAATGATGGAACTGGAACATTGGCAAATTTTAAGAAAATTAGAGGGAACTAAAAACCAAGATGGAAGCACAAAACAGGTTGGAATTATACAGATATTAACTAACAACAAAATTGTTGTCAGTGATTATTTTATTCCATCCACCTACAAAGACGCAAGCGGCAAGGAAAATAAATGCTATAAAGTCACCAAAATGGGGTGTGATTTCCTCGCCAACAAATTTAATGGCGAAAAAGGAATCATATTTACTGCAAGGTATGTGAAACGGTTTGATGAGATGGAGAGAGGACAGATACCGCAAGATTTTCCATCGGCACTTCGGGCATATGCGGATGAAGTAGAGCGCAGGCAGATTGCAGAACAGGAGAATGAAAAGCTGCAGCAAGAACTTGATTATAGCAAGGACTGGTATTCTATTAAGCGTGTTGCAGCAATGAACGGTGTGGACTGGAAAACATTTAATTGGCGAAAACTCAAAGAAAAGAGCATTGAACTTGGATATGGCGTAAAAAAGATTTTTGATGCGAATTATGGAGAGGTTAACACTTATCACAGGGATGCTTGGGAAGCAGCATACCCGGAGTATGAAATTTAGGAGGGATTTTATGAGTGGAATCAAGATTACATATGGAAACGCGGAAGTAATTCACACGCCGGAGAAAATTGTGATTAAAGCGACCAATATCGAAGTAATCACAAAATAGATAAAGAAAAAGAAGTGGCATCTATCAAATTGGTGGTAGGTGCTATTTTTGTACCCATTTTTAGGAGAATAGCCATGAAAAAATATAAACCAATAGACTGGAGCAAGTGCCCGGAAAGTCGCACACCAATAGGAAATCCGAATAATTGCGTCGTGGCGGATATTCTGCCGGACGGAAAAACTGAAATCTTATTTTCAAGTGATGATAACGGTGCTCATATTTGCAAAACTGAAAAGAAAATTTGATTGGAGGTGTTCGGCATGGCGTACAGCGGATGGCTGTTAAAGGTTGGAAATTACACAGTACCAATGTCTTTTATGAAACCGGAGACATATAGCCCATATGTGAATATGCAGGACTTAGACGATTATACGGATGCCAACGGCTATCTACATAGAAATGCCGTGGAATTAAAGGCGTTAAAAGTTGAGTTTGAAACACGGGCTATGCTTACAAACACGGAATTTAATGCCATTATAAGTAAAATCCGTCAGCAGTTTACCAATGCAACCGGAAGATCCTGCTATATCACGGCTTACATACCGGAGTATGACGATTATGTAACACAGTATGGTTACATGGCAGATTTTCAACCTACAATATACGGGACTTATGGAGGTCAAATTCATTACAACTCTGTAAGATTGGCATTTATAGGGGGTGTATACGATGGTTAATTACCAATATTCAAGCCTGTTTTTAAAGGACAGCGTAGACAAACAGTTAAACATCGTATCTGATGATGGGAAAATCAATATCACAAACACCGAACTACACCAAGAAAAATTTGAATTGACAGAAAGTTTGTGTTCGGAATCTGAATTAACATTCGGGGCATGTGAAGCCGGTATGATTAAATTCACGGTGTCCAATGTATTCTTGCCAATGAAAGGCAAGTGGTTGACTGCAAAGATGACTCTTGATGGTCACGAAGATAAACCATTCCAAATAGGAAGATACAAGGTTTATTCTGACACACCTACGGCAGATCGGACGTGCCGGGATGTGGTAGCTTACGATGCTTTGTATGATATTTTATCATCTGATGTTACTGATTGGTACAATCAGATACTTCCACAAAAAGATAGCAAGGTAACTCTCAAACAATTCAGAGATAGCTTTTTTAATCATTTTGGAGTGGAACAGGAAGAAGTATCTCTTGTAAATGATGAAATGATTATTGAAAAAACTGTAGAAGTGACAGCATCAAGTAGCGGAAGTTCAGATACCGCAGCGACAAGCACAATAGGCGAAGCCATGAGCGGGAAAGAGGTTTTGTCTTGTATACTTGAAATTAACGGTTGCATGGGAAATATCGGGCGCAATGGAAAGTTTCGCTATGTGTACTTAACGCAAGAGATGCAGGGGCTTTATCCGGCGAATGATCTTTACCCGGCGGATGATCTTTATCCTAGAAATCCAAAGAGCACCAGCATAAGTAAAAGTCAGTACATTTCAGCACAATATGAAGATTATATTGTCAGAACGATTGACAAACTGCAAATTCGTGAAAAAGAGAATGATATAGGAGTGATTGTAGGTGATGGCGGAAACACTTATGTGATCGAGGGAAATTTCCTTGTTTATGGGAAAGGGACAAAGGAATTAAACGAAATTGGAGAAAAAACGTTATCAAAGATAAAAGGAATTATATACAGACCATTTAGTGCTGACTGCAAAGGAAATCCATGCCTTGAGGTTGGAGATGCGGTACGGCTGACTACAAAATATGAACTGATCGAGACTTACATCCTAAAGCGCACGCTGAAAGGCATACAGGCTTTGCGCGACGATCTGGAAGCGGACGGGGAAGAGTACCGTACAAGTAAGGTCAACGGAATTCAGCGGAGCATATTGCAGCTGAAAGGCAAGAGCAACACTCTGGAACGCTCAATTGATGAGACAAAATCGACAATCGTTGACGTGGAAAAGGGTTTGCAGTCACAGATCACACAGACAGCCACAGAAATCCGGTCAGAAGTAAAGAATACCACTGACGGGTTATCATCGCGGATAACCCAGACATCGGAGAGCATTACTGCAGAGGTAAACCGGGCAACGAGCGCCGAGGGTACGCTATCCAGTAAGATCAGCCAGACTGCAGAGAGCATCATAGCGGAGGTCAACCGGGCAACAAATGCAGAGGAAACATTGTCTTCAAAGATAACCCAGACAGCAGAAAGCATTACTGCAGAGGTAAACCGGGCGACAAATAAAGAGGGAGAACTTGCGGCTGCAATCCAGATAAACGCCGAGGGGATAACGTCAAAAGTGTCACGCGACAGTGTAGTATCGGAGATCAATCAGTCTGCGGAGGGTATAAAGATCCGCGCTGATCTTTTGGAACTCAAGGGTTCTATGGAGATGACCGGCGGATATGTGCATATTGAAGCGGCAGAGAGCACAGACAACTTGATCGAACTTAAACGATCCGGAACTCTAGTTCAGATAGGAACTGATGGATTGAAGTCAGTAGCAGATACGAGGGAACTCACAGCCAGCTATTCGGCAGTATCAGTGCGTGATACATCAGCCAATACGATTGCACAGATGTTGTCGACCGGAAAAGGAATCTCATCCTACGGGTGGGAATCTTATTCGGACAAGCGCCTAAAACACGGTATAGAATCTCTTGATCGGGAAAAAAGCGCAGCGCTTATACAGTCTCTGCGTCCGTGCCGCTTTATTTATAACTATGACGCCGCGGAACATTACCGGCATGGTCTGATTGCACAGGAGGTACTGACTGCGATTGGAGATGAAGACTGGGCGATCTGCTCCGAGAATCCAGATCCAGATGGCAATACCTATTATGCGCTTGACAAAACGGAACTGATCGCTGATCTGATCGCTGCAGTACAGTTACAGCAAGAAGCACTAGAAGAATTAAAAAGAAAAGTAGGATGAGAAAATGGTCAATGCAAAAATTCGTGAGTTTGAGAATGACATTATCAATTTTATCAATGCAAGCAGTGATGTTCCAATTGAAGTAAAACATTTGGTGCTTAAGGATATTTTGCACCAGGTAGAAGCGGAAGCAAACCTGCACGTTATCGCCGAGCGGGAGCAGATGCAGGAAAATCTTAAAAAGGAGAGCGAGGATCATGAATAAAGCATATAACCGTATCAACTGGGAGAATTACCCAAGCGATGCTACGCCTTTGAATGAAGCGAATCTCAACAGTTTGGACAGTGCCACAGATACCATTGACGACCGTGTGATTACGCTTGACACAACCAAGGCAACAAAAACAGAGGTTGCTACACTTGTATCAGATGTGACATTTGAGGAATCTACAGGAATTATTACCATTACGAAGAAAAATGGCTCTAGGGTTACCATTGACACACAGATGGAGAAAATTGCTGTCAACTTTACTTATAACCCGACTACACAGCAGATTATACTGACTCTGATCGATGGCACGAAGCAGTACATAGATTTATCGGCGCTGATTACGCAGTATGAATTTTTAGACACGGATACAGTAGCATTTATCATCGATACAGACGGCAAGGTGTCAGCTATCGTAAAAGAGGGAAGCATCAAAGAAGAACATCTGGAACCAAACTATCTTGCAAAGGTCAAAGTAGAGGTTGCAAAGGCGCAAACAAGCGCAAGAAATGCTGCAACATCCGAGGATAATGCAAGAAGTGCGGCAACAGAGGCGCAGGATAGTGCGACAGCGGCGGCAACATCCAAAAGCAATGCACAGACAAGTGCGGCGGCAGCGGCACAATCAGAATCTAATGCAAAGGCATCTGAGAATGTGGCAAAATCAAGCAGAGATTCAGCTGTTGAATCAGCACAGACCGCGACAGCGGCGGCAACATCCGCCAGTGAATCAGCAATTACAGCTAGTGAGAAAGCCGATATTGCCACACGAAAAGCAACAGAAATTATCGGAAAAGCAGAATCTGCAGCAGATAGTGCAACCAAAGCACAGAGTTATGCCGTTGGCGGTACCGGCAGCCGGGAGGGAGAGGACTCTGATAATGCTAAATATTATTATCAGCAGGCAAAAGACGTATCAGAGGGACTAAAAGGTGGATTGCAGCCGCATGGCACGGTGGCTTTTGCAGATCTTCCGGCGCTTCCGGATGTCAATGCAGGATGGATGTACAATATTTCGGATGAATTTACGACCACGGACGATTTTAAAGAGGGCTCCGGCAATGCAGTTCCCGCCGGCGCGAATATCTACAAAACGTCAGACGGAAAGTGGGATGTTCTGGCCGGTACCCCGGTGACGGGGGTCAAGGGTGCAAAAGAAACATCCTATCGGCGAGGAAATGTCAATCTCACCCCAGAAAACATTGGGGCAGTAGCGACAGGTGGAGACACAGCGAGCAATGTCACATCATTTACAAGTAGTGATGTGGCAGATGGATCAGCGCCATCGTGGACAAACGTTGCTACACTGACAAGTGGCGAAACGCATACTTCTCTTTTTGCGAAGGTATCGCAGATGTTTAAAAACGTGCGGTACTTGTATAAGATGTTCGGGACTACCGACATATCCTCTATTGGTGGCGGAACGGTAACGGGGGCTATCTCGTCGCAAAACAAAGCTTTAGCGCAAACTGTATTTTACGTTAATTCAAATAAAGAGCATACACCGGCATCTATAGTGGCCATATCTCGTCCTATAGCTTATACTAACGGAGTAGCAGAACTTGACATATCGAGTTTTAAAATAACACCTATAATAGTGTTGTCTGTCAACGTTTTAGGATCGGAGATTACTCATGGTGCTCTTGCAAAAACGATTAACAATGGGACTGCTCTTCGTTCTGTGCTGAATAACACGGAGTACAATGGCACGCTGATCACAGTTTTTACGGTAATGTGTTCTATGCCAGACGTATAGCCATCATTCTCGCCCATCCAATTTCTACGTTGCTATCAGCTGCATAATGCTTGATCGTTGCGCTGACGGTTGCTGTATCGCTTGTTACATTGATAGTGTAAGTTTGCAAAAAATTAGCCCATATGCCCGTATCTGTATGAGGAGTACACAAATACGCCATTGATCCATATAAATCACCATTACTCTTTTTTAGCCATAAATTGTACGCAAAAGGTGTATGTGCGTTCAATTCGCCGCTTGATACTACTAACCACTTCCCTTTTGCTAATAGTAAAGTGTTTAGCTCGTATTCTATATTAGCGGACAATTTACTGCTAACTAACAGCGTATCGGTTTGTTTATAATTACCTATGTTATTTAACTGTGCTAAAGCTTTGTTTGACGCACGAAATATATGCATGTTAAAATATGACGTAAAAAACGTTATAAGTTTTTCACAATTTAAACGTTTTTGTTGACCCAAAGTGACAAATCATACGATTTATGTCGAAACTTGCGACCGAAATGATTTGAATAATGCTGGCAAAATTTGTAAAATAAAATTGTCCGATAAGGGCACTTCAAGTTCTGGAGAGGGGGCGATGTTTGGCGATTCATTGCCCTCTCAAATGTTACTGGCAAATAATGGTAATTTTTTTGTGTGGGGTTGACTGCAAAGAACATACGTTCTATAATGACATTAACATTATCGGTTGCAGAGATTGGAGGAGAATAAGATGGGGGAAAATGAGTGCAATGAGGAAACAGCGTTTTACAAGGAAAAAATAACTGAAATGGTCGTTAAGTGCGACAACGAGCGATTTTTGAAATTTTTATATAACACAATACTTTCATTCAAAAAAAAGTGGGGCATTTAGTGCCCCTCTTTTTCATGCCAATAGGTTATATTGTCAAATATAGTCTGTCTATGTTCTTTGCTAAGTTTCATTAGCATTTTTAAGTTATCCAGCAATTCACTATCTGACATAAGGTCTGGAAGAATATCTGGTGCGTTTTCTAAATTATCTTCCCAACCCATTAAATAAGATGGAGAAACTTCAAGAACTTTCCCAATAATTTCTATTTTATCACTTGGAATATTAGTAATAATGTTGTTTTCATATTTATATAGTGTTTGCTTTGAAACTTTTATTTTCTCTGCAAGCTCTACTTGTGAAATACCTAAAAGCTCTCTCTGCTTTTTTATCCTATCTCCGATTGTCATTTGAGTTTTCCTCCTTTCCTATTGGTAACTTTATTATAACACAAAAAAGTTACTCGTCAAGAAAAAAATAACTTGACAAGTTACCAAAATGGAATATAATAAAAGTAACTTCAAAAGTTACGAAGTTAGAAAGGAGTAGTCAGATGGTTGATACAAACAAACTTCGCGGCGTTATTGCTGAAAATGGCAAAACACAGGCTGATGTTGCGGAAATGATTGGAGTTACGCCAAAAACATTTTATATGAGAATGAGTAAGGGCGTTTTTGGAAGCGACGAAATTCAGGTTATGATTGATAACCTTCACATCCAAAATCCAATGGATATTTTTTTTGCAAAGAAAGTAACTTAAAAAGTTACTAGAAAGGAGATGTAAAAACATTGGAAAAATCAAGATATTCTGTTTTGGATTCATCTGGAAAAGCAACGATTGTTGAGCGTAAAGACGGAAGATATATTGACATTGAAGAAATGGCGCAGCATGTCGCATTTAATGTTTTGGATGATTACAGCAAAATTCTTAATGGCGAAAAGAAAATTGATGAGACAAACATTAGATTGTCTATCAATGTTCTCAACGCCGTTGCTCCGTTAGCAAAATATTTTAGAACGGGCTGTGCCTACGGAAAGGATTAGTAGATGCAGATACTTTTGCTAAAGTTGGTTCTTCTTCCGAAATTTCTTCATTGATTTCTTCGCAGTATTGGTCGTACTTGATTTTGAAATCATTGAAAGAACCGTTATATCCACAGATTTTAGCAATAGCGTAGGCAGATACATATTCATCGTTCAAAATTACACCTCCCTTATTTGATGATAAGGGAATTATAACATAGAAAGGAGAAGAATGTTGCATAGCATTGAAGAATTAAAAGATACCCTCTACCAGCAAATCGAAACGCTGGCAGAGGAAAGTAAGAAAACATCAGATACGGAAACAAAAATTCGCATTGCAGGCGAAATCGACCGTATCGCTGAAACGATTATTAGGATTGATGCCGATTGAGTATTGATTCGATGCTAGATATGTTTCTTTCGATAGATTTTAGCTCTGAAAGATTTTTAATGCTTTTTAAATTACTTAATTTATGAACAGCACAACAATCAGAACTGGAAACATACCAAGCACAATCGCGGATGCAATCTCTAAAATCGTTAAGTGGACATTTGTTAATGGTTACCACCTCCTTATGGAGGATTATAACACGGAAAGGAGTTGGAGGGAATGGACGAGTTAGTGAAAGTCAATTTTGATACACAGACAGTATCGGCAAGAGATTTATACGATTTATTATCGAAAGAAGACGGAGTTAAAGGTACAGAACGTTTTAGTAAATGGTTTGAAAGATATTCTGGGTATGGATTCGTACAGGGCATAGATTTTTCAACCCCGAACAAAAAAGTACGGGTTCAAATCGAGGGAACCAGAGAGGTTCAGCGAGAGGTAGACGATATTGATATTTCTGTTGATATGGCAAAACAGATTTGTATGTTGCAGAGAACGGAAAAAGGAAAAGAAATTCGCCAGTACCTCATCGACTTGGAAAAGGCGTGGAACACACCGGAGCAGGTATTTGCCAGAGCGTTAAAGATGGCTGACGAGAAAATCAACAGCCTTAAGGAAAACAACACAAGGCTGATCGCTGAAAATCAGCGCATGAAACCGAAAGAAATCTTTGCCGATGCAGTGGCAACAAGTCACACATCAATTCTTATTGGAGACTTGGCAAAGCTGATCTGCCAGAACGGCTATCAGATAGGGCAGAAGCGGTTGTTTGAGTGGTTGCGTGAGAATAACTTCCTTATTAAAAGCGGTTCGTCAAAGAATATGCCACAGCAGAGATATGTTGAACAGGGATTGTTCGAGGTAAAGGAAAGCAACGTGCAGAATCCGGACGGATCAGTAAGAATTACTCGGACAACCAAGGTAACAGGAAAAGGTCAGATATACTTCGTCAACAAGTTCTTGGAAAGAGGTTGCGCTGATGAAGAATAGCCTGGCAAACTGGTAGTTTCCAATAACCATATGGAATTGGAAAGATTAACAGGAGGAATTCATGGATAAACAAACGAATATTGCTTTAAGAAAAACATTAGATCAGATCGGCGCAAGCCATTCGCTCAAAGGATACACATACACAATTAGAGCGATAGAGAAATGTCTGGACGACAGGGATGCGCTTAGATGTGTTATGAAGGAAATTTATGCAAAAATCGCAGAAGAGAACGAAACTACCGTATCCAAAGTAGAAAGAAACATCCGGAACTTAATAGAGGTCACATGGATAAATGGAAATGTGAATGCGATCAATGAAATTTTTGGTTATACAGTTTCGCCGAAAAAGGGGAAGCCAACCAATTCAGAATTTATTGCGGTAATAACAGATTTTGTGTCCTTGCACGGGCAGGAAATTGAAAGTGATTCTTATAAGTGGCGGGAGTGAAGTGCGTATGAAGAAGTTGGCAAAGGTGATTGAATTTGTAGGCGCGGCGATCTTTTTTCTTTGTATGTGTGCGGATGCAACGGAAAATCCTATTGTAGCGATACCGACTATAATCAGCTTACTCTTATTGTATGCCGGATCAAGAATTGAAGGAGGATGGCAGGATGCGGAAGAGATTGTCGAAGATCATGATTATTATGTTGATGGTGATGACACTGACGATGGTATTACCTACATTACATACGACAGCAACGGAACCGAGCGATACATGGATTTCAAATGAGTATCTTCCTTATATAAAGGGGATTTCAAACGAATATCATATTTGCCCGGAAATGGTAATGGCGATTATCGAGCATGAAAGCAGTGAACAAGCCGATGTGGAGAATGGTGGATGCAAAGGTCTCATGCAAATTTATGAAAAATATCACAGAGACCGGATGGAACGTCTTGGAGTAGAAGATCTTTATGATCCGTATGGGAATATTCTCGTTGGATGCGATTATTTGGCGGAGTTGTTTGAAAAAATATGAGGGAGACATGAGCACAGTCCTTATGATCTATAGCGGAAAATCAGATGCGTTGACCAGAACATACGAGAATCGCACTGAATATGCAAAAAGCATAATGAACAGGACGGTTGAACTTGAAAGACTTCATGAAGAAACGGAATCAGACTTTGGAGAGGGTCTATAAACACTACTACATTATAATACGAGGAGAATTTCAAATATGAATAAAGAAACAATGGAAAACAACAAAGTGGAACTGGCAGGCGTGATTATTTCAGAGCCGGAGTTTATGTATGAATCATACGGAGAGAATTTTTACAAAATGTCTCTTGGAGTAAAAAGAAAGAGTGGCGCCGTAGACGAGATCCCATTAACCATTTCAGAAAGACTGTTTGATATGGAGGACAGATATTCAGGAATGGCGGTACGGGTTTCTGGAAGTTATAGATCATTCAACAAACAGGAAGGTACCAGACGCCGGTTGATCTTATCTGTGTTTGTTTGTGACATTGAGGCGATTGACTCAAAAGATGCGAATATTGATAAGAATTGCATTACGATCAATGGATATGTTTGCAAAGAGCCGAATTACAGAAAGACGCCACTTGGTCGCGAGATCACAGACATGCTGATTGCAGTAAACAGAGATTATGGGAAATCTGATTACATTCCGTGCATTGCCTGGGGAAGAAATGCAAGATTTGCAGGCGGACTTAAAATCGGGACCCGTGTTAAGTTGATTGGAAGAATCCAGAGCCGAGAATACGACAAGAAGATTTTTGACACGGAGTTTGAGAAGAAAGTGGCTTATGAGGTTTCCGTAAGCAAATGTGATGTGATTGAGGAGGGGAAAAATGAAAATAACGATTAAGAGTATTCACATCGAGAACTTCAAGGGCATCAATATGCTTGACGTGAATTTCTCTGTGAAAACGAAGATCAGCGGGCAGAATGCCGTAGGAAAGACAACGATCTTTGATGCGTTTACATGGCTGCTTTTCAACAAGAACAGTTCCGGAGAGGAAAAATTCAATGTTCGACCGTTGGATAAGGACGGAAACCGCATTGATAACGTGGAAATCAAGGTGTCTTCCATTCTGGATGTAGATGGAAAGGAAGTTGAACTTTCCAAGACACAGAAACAGAACTGGGTTAAGAAGCGTGGAACCGATACGGCAGTATTGCAGGGGAATGTTAATTCGTTTGAGATTGACGGCTATCCGAAGAGTGAAGCGGATTTCAAGGCTTATGTTTCGGAATTGGCACAGAGCGAGGAAATGTTCAAAATGCTGACTAATCCGCAGTATTTTTCTTCTTTGAAATGGAAAGACCAGAGAGATATTCTGATGAAACTTGTTTCAGAGGTTTCAGATGTAGAGCTGGCACAGACGGACGCAAAGTATGCACCATTGCTTTCAGAATTGGAAAAAGCACCGTCTACGGATGATATTAGAGCAAAATTCTCCAAAGCATTGAACGAGTGGAAGAAGAAGCAGGCAGAGATTCCAGTACGAATTGACGAAGCCATGAAATCCAAGGTTGACATCGATGTTGCAGAACAGGAACTTGCGAAAACAGACTTGGAAACCAAAATTGCAGATATTGATGCGAAGATCAAAGATTCTGACGGAGTAATGATGGAGTTAGGGCGTGAAGAAATGCAGCTGCAGTTTGATATGTCTGGCATTATGCAGATCATGAACCGGGATCTGACAAACAGAAGAAGCGAGATCGAAGCAGAATTACGCGATTTGCAAAACGAGATAAAGCGATTTGCAGATACTATTGCTTTGAAAGAGAGACGGGTTTCAGAAAACGAGACGGTTATTTCCAATGCTGATTCAGAGCGGAAAAGGCTTGGAGAGGAGTACAACGCAGAAACAGCAAAGGCTTTTGATGAATTCCCATATCTGTTTGATGAATCCGAGTGGGTATTTGATGAAAACAGCACCGTTTGCTCATTGTGTGGTCAGAAGTTGCCGGAAGATAAAATCGAGCAGTTAAAGGCTGATTTTGAAAGCAGAAAGCGAAAAGCCAAGGCGGATGCAGAAGAAAAGTTAAAATCAGAAAAGATCAGATTTGACACAGAAAAGAGAAAAGCACTGAACAGATTGGTTGCTATCGGCACAGAGAGAAAAAATCTTATCACAAAATTAAGGGATGAAAATGCCAAAGCAAAGGAAGAAATAAAATCCTTAAAGGAAAAGGAGCAGGAAGCTATTGCAAAAAAAGAAAAGCTTTGCCAGCAATTATCATCGATTCCGGAAATTGCCGATTATTCGCAGAATGAAGAGTACGTGGATTTGAAAGCAAGGCATGACGAAGTTCTGGAAGAAATTGAAAAGATGAACGCCAATGGAGAGGATGCAGCAGTTGAATCCTTAAAATCTGAAAAAGAAGAGCTTCAGGCGCGTCTTGATGATGTAAATAAAATCATTGCAAAAGCATCTATGAATGTTGAGATTGATGAGCGTATTGGGCAGTTGCAGGAAGAACAGAAAGAAATCGGGCAGAAAGTTGCAGACCAGGAACAGATTCTTTACATGTTGGAAGAGTTTATTCGTTTCAAACTGGATAAGGTTTCTGAAACCATCAACAGCCATTTCAAGACAGTTAATTTCAAACTCTTTGAAATGCAGTTAAATGGCGGTATGAAAGATTGCTGTGAGTGTACTGTAAATGGCGTTCCGTATTCGACTTTGAACAGTGGTCACAGAATTGTAGCCGGACTTGATATTATCCGTTCTCTTAGCGAGTTATACGGCGTGAGCGTGCCGATTTTTGTGGATAACGCAGAGAGCTTAAATGATTTCAATGTGCCGGATATGGATACGCAGTTAATCCTTTTGAGTGTATCAGAGGACAAGCAGTTGAAAGTGGAGGGTGTGTAGGATGAACAGTAAGAACATCAAGCGGCATTTAGGTAACAAACTTCGTGACTGGATGGAGAGCATTGAGGATGAGAACGTAAAGGCTGTGGTGAAAGAAAATACCATTATTACAGGTGGCGCCTTGGTTTCCCTTTTAACAGGGGAGACGGTGCATGACTACGATGTATATTTCAGAACAAAAGATGCGTGTATTGCAGTTGCAAAATACTATGTTGATAAGTGGAACGATATGCACAAAGATAAACCAGTCACTCTTATGTGGGGAGAAGAATTGGCAAAAGTGACTGGTAGTGATAATGGTTCGGTAAAATGTTTTGTCCGTTCCAAAGGAATTGCAGATGAGGATGAAGTGAAAGGGAATTCCGTTTCTTACAATTTTGATTCCACAGCCGAGGAAGACGAAGCGGTTGGAATGGAACACGAACAGGAAGAGACAGATTCGGATTCCAAGGAAAAATACAGACCGTGCTTTATTACCAGTAATGCAATCAGTCTTTCTAACAAAATACAGATTGTTACGAGATTCTACGGAGAAGTAGAGGAAATTCACAAGAATTATGATTTTGTTCACTGCACTTGCGCTTGGAGTTCATGGAATAACGAAGTATTTCTTCCTCAAAAAGCATTAGAGTGCATTATAAACAAGGAATTGTATTATGTAGGCTCTAAATATCCACTTTGCTCTATCATCCGCACGAGAAAGTACATTGAACGTGGTTACCATATCAACGCTGGTCAGTATGTAAAAATGTGTATGCAGTTAAACGAACTGGATTTGAAAGATGTAAAAGTCTTAGAAGAACAGCTGACTGGCGTAGATACAACTTACTTTCAGATGATGGTTGAAGCATTACAGAAGCACATGGAAGAAACAGGTGATTCCAAGGTTGACACAACGTATGCAATGGAATTGATAAATAAGTTGTTTTAGATGGCGAGGTGTAAGAGTGCAGTATATCAAAGCAAAATTCCCAAACAGCACCAGAAGTTATACATACCGCACCGAGGATTCCGTAAAAGCCGGTGACACGGTTGTAAATGCCAAATGTGCGAAGCTGACAGTTACGGATGAAACCGTGGATATGAAGTGGGTAGAAACCTACGGTGCTGATAAGGTGGCAGTTGTGAAGAAGTGTGAAGAACCGGAAAGCGGTGGTGACGATGAGAGTTAATCCATGTAGATATTGTGCATTGTCTGTAAACCTTAATGGAAAGCATTGTTCAAGGTATTCTTCCGAAGAGTGCGCAAAATGCGAGAACATTCAAAAACACAGGGAATACCTTTTAAGTCAGCGAAAATTCGCAGAGGGTGAGCAGATTACAAGCATTGAGGAACTTTTGAAACAGGAATGGGTAATGTGGTATCACAGTACAAAGCACATAGAGGTTTTCAAGAATATGCAACTCAATCTTGTTTTGAAATTTCTTAAAAATGGAGCATTTAAAAAAGCAATAAGGAAAGAAAGCGAGGAAAAATAATTATGGCAGAGAACACAGCAGTAGCAAAGGCAGAGGAAAAGAAAGAGGAAAAGACAGAGGTTGCACACAGCAACAACAAGGTTACAGACTATAGCCTTGGAATTTTTGGAACATCAGATAATTTCATTATGGCTATGCAGATGGCAAAGGCGTTGGCGAGTTCAACTATCGTTCCGGCAACATTCCAGAAGAACGATGCAAACTGTCTGATTGCTATTGAGCAGGCGCAGAGACTGCGAGTAAGCCCACTGATGGTTATGCAGAATCTGTATGTAATCCAGGGTAGACCATCTTGGAGCTCAAAGTTTCTGATTGCGGCAATCAATAATTCCGGCAAATTCGATATGGAATTACAGTTCGAGGAAACCAAAGATAAGGATGGCAAGCCTTATTCGTGTCTTGCTTGGACTACGAAAAATGGTCGTAGAGTTGAGGGTATGACCGTGGACATGGAAATGGCTAAAGCCGAGGGATGGCTTGGTAAGAACGGTAGTAAGTGGAAAACCATGCCACAGTTAATGCTTCGTTACAGAGCGGCATCTTTCTTCTCCAGTCTGAATTGCCCGGAATTGACGATGGGGCTTTATACAAAAGAAGAAATGCAGGACAACGATTTCAAGGAATATCCGATGGAAGATTTACAGGAACAGGTTAAGCATGAAATATCTGAAAACGCAAACACAGAGGATTTTCCTGTTGAGCAGGAAGTTGTTGAAACTGTGGAAGAGCCAAAGATGGCAGAGCCGGAAAAGGTAACCGGAGAAGTCGTTGAGAATGACGAGAATGTGCCGGAGTTTATGAAAGATTAGGAGGATATGGATCATGATTTTTGTAAAGTTAGCAATTCTGTTGTGGATAGCATTTTTGATTGTGAGATTTTTTGTCAGGGCGAATGTCACGTTAGAAGAAAAGGTTGTGGCTGCCATTGGCAAGAAAATTAAAATGACATTTGGAAGATGGGTGCTTGTCATTGTATTTCTGCTTGCCCTCACCGATTCATTCGCGGCCTTGGTGTGGTTTCTGTTTTTCAGATAGGAGGTTGCCATGAGAATTATATCACAGGACGGCACAATTGATGTACCGTATGAAATCAGTTCTTTGAGCATGGCAGTCGGGAAATATGAAGATGTTGAGCATGCGGCTATTTATTGCAACAACTCTTCGACAGCAATAGGAATAAAAATGGCTGGATACGGTTCCAAAGAAAAGGCAAAGAAAGCTATGGAAATGCTTAGGGCAGATTTTTGCGATTATGGGGAAAGCGGCGTCTTTCAGTTCCCGGCAGAGGAAGAATTGGAGTAGCCTATGGAAGTTATATCAGTCTTAGAATCCGTGCAGAAAGGCATGAAAGATAACATTTACAATTTCTGCAAAGATGGAAAATGTAGCCAATGCGGTAACTGCTGTTCCAATCTTTTACCAATGAGCAGAAAAGAAGTAGATACCATTCGCAGATATATTCGTAAGAACCATATAAAAGAGTGCAAACATCTTCTTCCCACTGCGAATAGAACGTATGATATGACATGCCCTTTTCTTGATACGGACAAGAGTTGTGAGAAATGCAGAATCTATCCGGTACGACCGGAAATCTGCAAACAGTTCATTTGCGACAATGAGCAGAGAGCAAAGCATAATCGGGCATTGTTGGGACAGACAAGACAGATTATTGATGTGAGGAGTGAGTTTTATCACAGAAATGGAAAATAGGCAGAAAGAAAAAATTACAAAAAGCCGAGAACGCGTCAAAAAGTTTGGAGAAGTTTATACGCCGGGCTGGATGGTACAAAAGATGTGCAATATGTTGGAAGATGAAAATGGTGGTGCAGAGTGTTGGAGAGGAACAGTGTTGGAGCCTGCGTGTGGTACTGGAAATTTCCTTGTGGAAATCTTGAAACGGAAACTGTCAATAGGAATGACTGAAACGGAAGCTGCAGAGACATTATTCGGCATTGATATTCTGGCAGACAACATAGAAGAGAGCATACAGAGACTTACGGATCTTGCACCGACAGCAGAAAGTATATTCAGAAAGAACATTGTTCAGGGCAACTTTTTAAAACCGGAAGGAATATGGTTTTTGGAGGATGCCGAATGAGAGAAAAAGCGGAAGACCCTTATGTATCTCTTGGTATATGCTCCAGATGTCACAAAGGCATATTGGGAACGCAGTACAAAATGTGCGCTGAGTGCCGGGAGAAGAAAGCGAAGGTAGAAGCTAAGAGACTTGCAAGGGAAACACCGGAACAGGCAGAAGCACGGAAAGAAAGAGTCCGTACCAGATATTACATGAATAAGTCCAGTGGAATATGCGTGAAGTGTGGAAAACGTAATGCAGTATGCGGAACTGTTTTATGCAACAGGTGTTTGGCAAAGAGGCGTTCGTGCGAGAAGCCCACAAGCCAAAGGGAGTACCGGGAGGATAAAGGATTGTGCATAATCTGTGGTAGACCGGCGGTATCTGGAAGAAAGCATTGTGAGGAACATTTAAAGATGCTACGGAAAACAGTTGCAAATGCAGCAAGCCATATAGACTACACGAAACATCCTTGGATAATCGATAATAAACACATATTTGAAAATTGAGGTGAAAGAGGTATGAAACTTAAAACATTAGGTTCTGGTTCATCCGGTAATTGCTACATGCTGGAGAATGACAAGGAAGCTTTGATAATCGAAGCCGGGTTGCCTTTTATGGAAGTCAAGAAAGCACTGGATTTCAATGTGATGAAAATTAAGGCTGTGATTACTACCCATTTCCATACTGACCATAGTCTTTATAGCTTACAATATGTGCAAGCTGGCATTCCTGTTTTTGAACCATGCAGACAGCCGATAAAAGATTCTGAAATGCGTTTTAGAAAAGGAAATTTTGACATAAGAGCATTTGAAAACCGTGATAAATCTGGAAGATGGCTACATAACAACGGAGACGGTTCAGAGTGTCCGTGCGTTGGGTTTTACATTACGCATCCAGAGATGGGAAGCCTTGTGTATGCAACAGACACAGAATACATCAGATGGCGATTTAATGGTGTTAATCACATCATGGTGGAAGCCAACTACGATATGCAGTTTGTGAACCGAGAAGAACCAAATTACGAGCACAGATTAAGAGGTCATATGAGTTTACTAACGGCACTTGACTTTATTTCTACTAACGATAATCCGGCATTGCGAAATGTCGTTCTAATTCACTTATCAGATAAAAGCGGAGATCCCGCACTATTCAAACAAAAGACAGAAGAAACAGTTAAATATGGATCAGATGTTTACGTGGCGGAACGTGGATTAGAGGTTGATATGAACCTTTACCCGTTTTAAGGAAGCGAGGAATAAGTGAATGAATAAAGTGATTTTAATGGGAAGATGCACCAAAGACCCGGAAGTAAGATGGTCGCAGGGCGAGAAGTCAACAGCTATCGGTAGAATTACTCTGGCGGTTGACCGAAAATTTAAGCAGGATGGACAGCCAACGGCAGATTATATCAATTGTCTTGCGTTTGGTAAAAGAGCAGAGTTTCTTGAAAAATATTGCAAAAAGGGAACAAAGCTTGTAATTGAAGGAAGCTGGCAGACCGGAAGTTACACCAACAAAGACGGTAATAAGGTGTACACCAATGAGTGTTTGATCGAAAGCTGTGAATTTGCAGAGAGCAAACAGGCTTCGCAGGACAACGGAAGTTACAAACCGCAGCCTATGACAGATTCGGATGGTTTTATGACTATTCCAGATGGAATTGAGGAAGAGTTGCCTTTTACATAAAAACTGATCTGGATAAGCTAATACAGTAAGAAGGGAGATATGTATGTTATTGATCGAGGACAAAGGCCAGAAAGAGGGTCAGCACATACTTAAGAATCGCTATTTTGATCGTAATGACATAGAGGTGCTACGAGCACCTCTTCCAGTTGGAGATTATGTTATCGCGGAAGAAACCGTTCTTGACGTTATAAGACGAAAGTCAGCAAGAAAGATGGAAGTTAAGAAGATGGACTTTATTGGAAGCTACAAGGTTGCCGTAGATACTAAGAAGGACATGCAGGAGATTACGGGAAACGTCTGCGGAAAACAGCATCCAAGGTTCCGAGACGAGTGTATTTTGGCGCAGAACAACAATATAGCACTGTATGTTTTGGTTGAGAACATGGATGGAATAAAAACTATTGAAGACGTTTTTCATTGGCACAATCCAAGGCTTGAGAGATACAACAAGATAAAGTACATGCACGGCATTGGAAAGTGGTTGAATGTACCGCTTCCAAAGGCACCGCCAACGAGCGGGGAAGTCCTTGGAAAAGCAATGCTGACAATGCAGCTTAAGTACGGCGTGGAATTTGTTTTTTGCAGACCGGAAGATGCAGGATCGCGTGTCATTGAGCTTTTGGAAGTAGAAAAGTGATAATTTTTTGGAACTTGAAGGAGATATTATGGCAAGTAAGCGGATGTTTCGTATAGATTTAGTGACGTCAGATGCTTTTCTTGACATGCCGCTCACAGCGCAGGGGTTGTTTTTTCATTTATGCATACGGGCAGATGACGACGGTTTTGTTGACTGCGCCAATAAAACAGTAAGAGAGTGCCAGGCTTCAAAGGAAGACTTGCAAATTCTCATTGACAAACATTATGTTCTTACTTTTCCAGGATCTAATGTTATTGTCATAAAACATTGGAAATTACATAACTGCATTCAAAAAGACCGTTATAAGCCAACCAATTATGCAGAAGAAAAATCAATGCTTTATACGAAAAGAAATGGCGCATACACCTTTGATGCTTCAAAAAATTTTTCCGGAGTGAATGCAATAAGGAGCGCAGGAAGCTCGCCGGGGAAAGAAGTGGAAGCGTGCATACCGCCATTGGCGGAAGTGGCTGATTATTGCCGTAAGAGGAAGAATGGTGTGAGCGCGGAATCATTTATTGATTACTACAAATCAATAGGTTGGAAACGTAATGGAGAAATAATAACCGACTGGAAAGCCGCATTAAGGAGTTGGGAGAAGCAGGAAAAAGAGAGTAACCCAAGATCAAAAAACAAATTTAATAACTTTCATCAGAGATCTTATGACTATGATGAATTAGAAAAAACTTTGGTGGAGACAAATGTTAGGGAAGGGCGTGATAAGAAATGATGGAAATGGGCGAATACGAAATTTGCAACAGGTACCGACATGCAAAGCATAAAGGTGAACAGTTGGAGATTCTTGCGGAACTAAACGACGTCACAAGGCACAAAATTATTGGAATTTTATTGGAAAACGGAGAAAATGTAAAACTTCCAATAAGAACAAGGGGAAGAAAACGCAATACGGATTTTACAGAAAAAGAATACCAGAAAGCATTACTTAATAGGCTCGATGAATTGGATGGTCAAATTTCTGATCGTGAAAATGAATTCAAAGATATATGCACAGTTCTTTTTGGAACTCGATTCGATTGAGATGAAAAGAAAGGAGAACTGATTCATGAGAAATAAAGATGAAGAACTTAGGCGAGAGGGAATGGCATATGCTCTGCGAATTGCAAAGGAGAATGGAATTGACTCTCTGGAAGAAGAGTGCCGCTTTCGCGGCGCAACAAAATTACCACTTGCGCTACCCAAGAATGCAATAGATGAATGCGTCAGCAAGATTAAATTAAATACCATAGACACGGTAACGATTTTGTCTGCAATGGTTTTGCACGATGAGTTTGACTTTGGTAAAAGCCACATACAGAGATTTGTTGATCGCTTCAATAAAAAGGCAGAATGCATCATGGATGATTATGCTACATGGGAAGATCAGATACAGATCTTGAAAGAAGAGTGTGGGTTGGATTTTAAAATTCGCAGAAATGACACTGATGTGAAAGTGAGATAAAGGTATGAAAGAAAAAACGCGCAACGATATAGGCGACGCGCTTAAGAGATTCAGAGAGGTGCCGTATCAGCTACGGTGCGGAAAGGAGCAGGGAAATGATTGAATGCATGAGAACAGTAGCGAGAAAGCCGGGGTTTGTGCAGTGGATTCCGGTAAGTGAGAGACTTCCGAAGAGCGGAGAATACATATTGCTGTCATTTGAAAACTTCTCTTTGCCTGTAGTTGGCAGATATGAGGGAAATAAAGATGAGGGTGGCAACTTCTATGTAGGGGATGACACGGAAACGTGCCTTGAGGAAGAGTTGATAGTGAATGCGTGGATGCCATTGCCGGAACCGTATAGAGAGTGAGGGAAAATAATGGAGAGTAGATATTTATATCGCGGCAAGCGGATTGATAACGGAAAATGGGTGGAAGGATATCTGTCATACCCATTTTGCACGGAAAAGGGCAACGAAAGTTATTATTTCTACGCAAAGGATAGTTTGGATTTCTTCTGTCATTGTGTTGTAGATGCATCTACCATTTGCCAGTGCACCGGACTTAAGGACAAGAATGGCAAGCTGATTTGGGAGAATGATATTGTTAAGTGCGGGAATAAAACAGAGCTTGTTGGTTGGGATCAAAATTTTGCAAGTTGGCGTCTACCCAAAAGAGGATGGTTCTACCGCCATATTTACGGGGATGCTTACAGTTCAGAGGATTGTGAGGTTATCGGAAACATATTTGACAATCTTGATCGTTTGGATGACGACGATGAAACCATATAGAGAAAGCGAGGCATGATATGAAAGAAGAAACGAAGATGGAGATAAGCGCGGCACTAACGCTATTAAAAAGCACACTGATAAAAAATGGTGTAAGCATTGCACTTGCCGGAAGTGAAGATGCTAGGGAAGATGATGGTCGCATTCTGTTTTTTGATACGGATGAATATTACAGAACCTGGAAAATGGATGGAGTATCAGTAAAAACCGTGGATTTAGTGAGGTAGAAATATGAAAAATGGAATACATCCTGATGGATACATAGCGAAAAAGAAAAAGACCAATGCAGACCGAATCCGGAGCATGACGGACGAGGAGTTGGCAGATTTTATTATCAATTTTGACAACCGTTTTGGTAAGGAATATGAGGGAGAACAGAGTTGTCTGTCATGGTTACAGAAAGAAAGCGAGGAATGAAGATGCAGGATAGATATTTATTCAAGGCAAAACGCAAGGATAATGGGGAATGGGTGGAAGGTTTTTATTTTTGTATGACGCATACTGATGGTAGGCACACACACCATTTCATTATTCCATTAGGAGCAGATTTGAGCCTAGGGACACCTGTTGAAAAAATACAGGTTGAGGTCGATCAATCTACCATCTGCCAGTGTACAGGTCTTAAGGATAAGAACGGAAAGCTGATTTTTGAGAATGATATTCTTTCAGGGCATATCGACGTTGAGTTTCCAGAAGATGAGACGAGAAAGCGTGTCGTGTGGCATGAAAACGGATGGTGCACGAATGAGACGGGCTGTGATGACTATGAGGAACTGGATGATTTTGATTCAGAGAATTTTGAAGTGATCGGCAATAAAATTGACAACCCAGAGCTGTTGGAGGTGTAGCCATGACGGAGAATAAAGCAATCGAAAGAATCAAGTACCGGATGCATACGGTGGAACAGGTAGCCGGGGAAAACGGAATGGAAGATCTGGAAATGGCGATCAAGGCACTGGAAGAGATTCAGCGCTGGCATACGTCAGTTGTTAATCCCAACATCAAAAATGAGTTTGCAAACCGTTCGACGCAGATTTGTGTGAACTGCGACCACAAAGATGAATACATCGAGGAACTGGAAGCAGAAGTGGAAGAGTACCGCACAATCGGCACACCGGAAGAATTGCAGGAGATGAAGAAAGATTTTGCTGAAGCGTTAAGCGACTGGCGGCAATATCGTAAGGTTGGAACTTTAGAAGAATGCCAGGCGGCGATGGAGAAGCAGAAAGCCAAGAAGCCTAGGCCAATCGATTACAAAAAATATATCGGTATAGTAAAAAATGCAGAGTATTTAAGAGGCGCTTATTGGTGTCTTAATTGTAATCAAGCTATTAAAAGTGGAACTTTTTGTAAGAATTGTGGTCAAAAGCTGGACTGGAGTGATGAAGAATGAGTGAAATAAAAGGTTACACAGTGGAAGAAGTTGCAGAACACAGAAAAGATAAGCTTGTTCGTGACTATAATTTTTGCAAGTCTAAATTAGCAGAAATCAGACGTCACGAACAGGAAATTGAAAGCATAAGAACCGCATATAACAAAATGATAGTCAAGTATAGAATGGAAAGCGTGAATAGAGTCATTGAATACATAAGGGCGGCAAAGATAACAGATGCTAAGGAGCTGGATACGCTTTTGTGTCACTGCCAGAACAAACTTGCGGGGAATATTGATGGAACGGAGCTGAAGTTATCAAGAAGTGGAGATGATGAAGAATGAGTGAAGATTTGAAACAATGCCCGTTTTGTGGCAAGAAACCCATAATCGAACATTGGAGCAGCGATGGAATGATGTATATGGTTAAGTGTAATAATCCAGATTGTCCGGTACCGTTGTTGTCTTATCCGAATGGGCACAATCTGGACGAAGTAATTACTGAATGGAACAGGAGGGCGAACGATGGGAAGATTGATTGATGCAGACAATTTGCAGTTCAATGGGCGAAATTACAATAAAAGTCAGATGAAAGCAATTCTCGATTTTATTGATTCGCAGCCGACCGCCTATGATGTGGATACGGTTGTAAAACAACTGGCTAATTCTAATAGGTGGACGGACGGAACATATGATTTTGTGCGCTTAGAAAGAGCAATCGAGATTGTGAAAGGCGGTGGAGTAGATGAAATGGAATAATAAAACAGTAGTGGAGATAACAGGCGGTTCGTTAAGCTCAAGCGTCAGAGAACTTGCAATGGCGATAAATCATAATGCAGAGGTCTTGAGAGAAGCAGTACAGAAGATAGAAAAATTGAACGAGGAAGTTGAGCAATTAAAGGGAGGCGGTGTAAATGGAAATTAAACCGATTTTATTCAATACAGAAATGGTTCGGGCGATTCTGGACGGGAGAAAAGATGCAACGAGAAGAATTGTAAAAGGCTTTATTCCTGATGATGCAGTATGGGGATATACCGCTTTTACACCTAAAGGGTACATATCGTGTAGAGGTACATTTGCAGATGGGTATGGAGAGAAATTTTTTAAGTTGCCTTGCGAGCCGGGCGATATCCTGTATGTCCGGGAAACATGGAAAAAGGCACCGAACGGATACTATTACTACGAAGATTGGCAAAGAAATGACATTGCGGATATTACGAAATGGAAACCTTCCATCCACATGCCAAAAGAAGCCGCGCGCATATGGCTTAAGGTTACGAATGTGAGAGTGGAGCGGTTGCAGGAGATTACTCCACAACAAGCAGAGAATGAAGGTGTTGGAAACCTTTTTTATGAAGATATCGGATATAGTGAAAAGAATTATGGAACAGAAGTTGATAAGGAATATGGAATTGCAAGGGAGCAATTCGCATGGTTATGGGATTCCACCATCAAGAATTCTGACCTTGATCGCTACGGTTGGAATGCGAATCCGTGGGTTTGGATTATCGAATTTGAACGGTGCGAGAAACCGGGAATCGAAAGTTAATTAAATGACAGAAAGGGAAAATGATTATGGAAGAATTAGCAAAAGTAATAAGCAGATTTGAAAGCATTGAGTTGTTAGTTGCAGAAATTCGTGCGGGAGAAGACATTGAGACAGTAGATGAATTGACAGAATATCTTAAGGACGAATTGGAATATGCGGCAGAATAAAGGAGTGTGAGGTATGGCTAAAGCAGTATTGATTATGGATATGCCGGAGTGTTGCGCAGATTGTCAACTGGCTGACGATGATCCAAGCGGGTTATATTGTCCGCCTGCAGATGATTATTATGACGGATCAGACAGTTCGGAGGATCGAGCGAGTTTTTGCCCGCTCAGGGAACTGCCGGAGAAATCAGATCATCCAGAGCATTGTGACAATGGAAGGTTCGATGCAGGCTGGAACGGATGCTTAGATGCCATAGAGGGAGGTGCACATGGGAAAGAGCAGAACAAGTAAGCTGAACGGCTACCGGAGTGCGGTAAGCCGGCAGAGAAACGATGTGTATAAGTTCAAGACCAGAGGTAAGAAAAAATAAATCAGAAAGGAGCCGGGACCTATCCGGATAAAAGGCGCGCCGGGTTCCTTTGAAGAAAAAATGAGAACAGTATTGAAATATCCAGGAAGTAAATGGAACATTGCTCTCCGACTGGTGGAACTGATACCGGAACATCACAGCTATGTAGAGCCGTTCTTCGGCAGCGGGGCCGTGTTATTTAATAAGCCGGTATCTGATATCGAGACGATCAATGATCTGGATCATGATGTTGTGAATCTCTTCCGGTGCATACAGGAAGATGCGGAACGTCTGTCCAGAATGGTAATGACTACACCATTCAGCCGTGAAAAATATGAGGATACATATAAGCTGGATGTTTGGGAGCTGATGATGCCGGATGAACCGTATCATAAGGCATTACGATTTTTAATCCAGTGCTGGCAGGGGCATGGGTTCCGTACCAATGGTAGCAAGGTAGGATGGAAAAACGATGTACAGGGCAGGGAGAGAGCCTACGCTCTGTGGAACTGGTACCGTCTGCCGGAATGGATCATTGACATAGCGGAACGGTTGCGCATGGTACAGATTGAGAATCGCCCGGCGCTGGAAGTGATAGAGAGATTTAATTACAGCAATGTTTTTATGTATATTGATCCGCCGTATGTTTGGGGTACCAGAGCGGGAAAGCAATACAAGCATGAGATGACGGATGCGGATCACGAAGAAATGTTGAAGCTGTTGCTGCAGAGTAAAGCAAAGATCATGATTTCTGGTTACGAGTCAGAAATGTATAACGATTATTTGACTGGATGGGAGAAAAAACAATTTTCGACCTGCGCAGAGTATGGAAAACCGCGGACAGAAACGGTGTGGATGAATTATAGGGCAGATTTACAGATGAAATTGGACTTTTCGGAGGTTACGTCAGTATGATAAATGGAGAATTGATCGTTGACAACTTCGCCGGTGGCGGTGGTGCTTCCACCGGTATAGAGTTAGCAACTGGATACAGCGTTGATATTGCGATCAACCATGATCCGGAAGCAATCAAGATGCACAAAGCAAACCATCCGAACACAAAGCATTACTGTGAAAACGTCTGGGCGGTTGATCCGGTCAAAGCGTGCAACGGGCATCCGGTAGCACTTGCCTGGTTCTCGCCGGACTGCAAGCATTTCAGTAAGGCAAAAGGTGGAAAGCCAAAGGATAAAAACATTCGTGGTCTTGCATGGGTAGCCTGCCGCTGGGCGGGGCTGGTGCGACCGAGGGTCATCATGCTTGAGAATGTGGAAGAATTTAAAACATGGGGACCGCTTGGGCGGCGTCATCATCCAATCAAGGCAAAGCAGGGAAAGACGTTTGAAAAGTTTGTGCAGCAACTTACAGATCTTGGGTATGAGGTGCAATGCCGGGAGCTGATTGCCGCTGATTACGGCGCACCGACCATGCGGAAAAGATTTTTTATGATCGCACGTTGCGATGGCAAGCCGATTGTTTTTCCAGAGCCGACACACGGACCGTCAGACAGCGAAGCGGTTAAGGAAGGACTTGTCAAACCTTATGTTGGAGCATACACGCAACTTGACTTTTCACTTCCATGTCCGTCCATCTTTGACACATCGGAAGAGATCAAGAAAAAGTACGGAATCAGGGCGGTACGTCCGTTGGCGCCGAAGACAATGGAAAGGATCGCAAGAGGATTAAAAAAGTTCGTCCTCGACAATCCGGAGCCGTTTATTATCCAATGTAATCATGGTGGAGAGCGCAGACCGAACGATATTCGGAAGCCAATGCCGACCATCACTGGAAAGCATGGGTATGGAATTGTGGAGCCGACGTTTGCACCTTATATGGGGACAAATACAACGAATCATCCGAGTGGAAACTGCAAAGATCCGATACATACGATCACCACAGGTAATCAACAATGCCTTATTAGCCCGACGCTTATCCAATACCATTCTGAAACGGCGCAGGGAGAAGTTCGGGGACAGACGATTGAAGATCCTATAATGACGGTGGACGGATCGAACAGATATGGACTGGTCACATCATTTTTGAGTAAGTTCTATAAGTCTGGAATCGGACAGGACGAAAGGGAGCCACTACATACAATCACAACATCAGCCGGACATTTTGGCGAGGTCAGAGCATTTCTGATTAAATACTACGGGCAGGGAACCGGACAGGATATTAAGGAGCCACTTGACACGGTAACTGCACGGGATAGATTCGGATTAGTGACGATTGAGGGTGTAGATTATCAGATTGTGGACATCGGCTTGCGAATGCTTGAGCCACGGGAACTATATGGATGTCAGGGATTCCCGGACGACTACATCATTGACCATGATTATACAGGCAAGACGTATCCGCGGAGCGAACAGGTGCGCCGATGCGGTAATGCTGTGTGTCCACCGATACCGGCAGCATTAGTCAGAGCAAATCTTCCGGAATTGTGTGTGGCAGAGCGTACCCCGAACATGAAGATAGAGTCAGAGCAGACCGGACAGCTCGATCAAACAGCTATAGTCCCCGCCAGCAGTAATGCGGCGGGCAGAAAGAGAGGATAAATAGATGGAGAAATTTTTTACAATTAACAAAGACAGTGATTTTTATAAAGCATATGTACAGTATCAGAAAGATGTAAAAGCGAATGCGCAGGCATTTAAGAAATTTTCGGAGGAACACGGGATTGAGGCGACGCAATATATTCCAGACGATAGAGCGGTAATAATTATTCCAACTAAAAATGATTTGCAGAAATTTCAGGGTATGTTTACAAAAAATAAATTATATTACGAAAACGGTGTTAGACGTTTCAGAGCAAACTGTCAAATTACCAAGGATTGGTTTGAGATTGCAAAGACGGTACCAAAGCCGAAAAAACCGGATTACTTCTGCTACGGAATGAGATTTTGTGGGAAATATAGCACAAGGTGCTTTATGATCGGTGATGTTTTATATGGTTCGGCGGAGAATGTAGAAGTAAAGCTACTCGATTTTATGACAGAAATTAAAGCGAGCGAGTTTTATAAGGCAATCGAGGAGGAAGAGAGCAGAGAAAAGGAGCAGTTATGAAAAAGAAAATTTTAGCAGCAATTTTAACAGCAACACTCTTGATCGCCGGATG